CCTTTTTACTTGATTGGTCTTAAGTGTGATGAACATGCCAAAGTTAGTACATTCGACTCGGACTTAACAGTTGATGATTTCTTAAGAAGTACGGACAATCATCTCGGAAATAAGAGAATTCTGAAGGAAATTATGAAAATATCTGCTCAAAATGAACAAAAAAGTGAGTAGGTCCGCTTAATTCCTTTATAAGTGGGTAGGAAGTTTCTTACTCATGATATAGATTTTTTAATATAAATTTCAAACAAAAAGAATGAAAGCTTACAATTTTAACATCTTAGTTGAGAAAGTAAAGAAGGTTGTTGCTGAGCAGAAAATTGGCAACTTCGTAATTACAAGTGAAAAAGATGACGATTATGACACATGTGAAGTCATCAGCGTTGGTGGTAAGGTAGTTGGTATTGCAGAGGGTGATATGCTACTGATCAGGCCAAATGCAGGTCATAATGTGAAAATTGGTGATTCAGAGTACACAGTTATTATTGACTCTGATGTATTAGTAATTCTTTAATCAATTAACAAAAGAAAATAGAAATGGAAGACAAAGTAGTAAAGACAGGACACGACACACAGGCAAAGATTATTGAGGGTGTTAGTAAGGCAGTTAGTGCAATTAAATCAACTCTCGGCCCTAGTGGTAAGTGTGTTGCTATTAACATGAATGGTTTTACAACTGAAATTACTCGTGATGGTGCAACTGTCGCAAAGAATATTCAGTTTAAGGACCAGGAAATGAATATGGGTGCAGAGCTAGTAAAGAAAGCTGCATCTGCCACTGAGGAGGTAGCAGGTGATAGCACTAGTACTACATCTATCTTAATTGAAGAGTTCTGTAAGCGTGGACAGAGAGCAATCAATAGTGGTGCAAATGTCAACGAGGTAAAGCTTGGTATGTTGAAGGCTCGTGCAAAGGTTGAGCAGTATATCAAGGAGAATGCTATCTTAGTTGACGGTGATATGGAGAAGATCCGTAAGGTAGCCACAATCTCTGCAAATAATGATCCAGAGGTAGGTGATTTGGTAGTTAAGGGTCTTAGTGAGGTAGGACTTAATGGACTTGTTACGGCTGATCTTGCTAGTGGTCTTGATACTGTAATTGAGACAACAGCTGGTATGAAGATTGAGCGTGGTTGGTCTAGTCCTAACTTCGTAACAAACCCTGAAGATGGTACATGTGTGATGGAGAATCCTTATGTACTTGTTGCGAGTGAACATATCGGAAGCATTAAGCAGATGGTAGATTTCATTCAGGACTATGATCAGAACAGTCAGGGTCGTCCACTTCTCATGATCGTTGATGAAATTGACGATAATGCAAATATGATGCTTGCAATCAATGTAATGCGTGGTGCTATTCGCTGTTGTGTAGTTAAGGGTATCGATTTTGGTGACTCAAGACGAAACATTATGGAAGATGTATCAGTAGCCGTTGGTGGTATTCATATTTGCCCAGAGAATAATATTACAATGACCCAGGCTAATATCTCAGTACTCGGTCAGGCTAAGAAAGTAGTAGTGACAAAGGATTCATGTGTTATCTATGAAGGTATGGGTGATCCTGAGGAAGTTAAGAATAGGGCTGAGATCTTAAAGGCTAGACTTGCAGACCCTAAGACATCAGACTACGAAAAGACAAAGTTTGAGAAGAGACTCGCTAACTTGACTGGTGGTATTGCTATTATCAAGGCAGGTGGTGCAAGTGAGGCTGAGAAGGCAAATAGAAAGGCAACAATTGAGGATAGTATTTTGGCGGCTAAGAGTGCAATTGAAGAAGGTTGTGTTCCTGGCGGTGGTTATACATTCTTGAGGGCTGCTATGAGTTTGACCAAGGATAAGAAGTTCTGGAAGGAGCTTACTGAAGATGAGGCAGAGGGTGCTAAGATTGTTGTTAATTCACTTCCTATCATCATGCACACTATCGCAGAAAATAGCGGTGTTAGTGGTGATGTGATAGTTAAGGAGGCTAAGTCATTGAAGCCTGGTTTTGGTTATAACGCTAAGACTGGTAAGGTTGTTGACTTAGTAGAGGACGGCATCTTAGATTCAGCAAAGTCTCTCCGTGTATCATTAGAGAATAGTATATCAGCTGCTAGTATGATCTTATTGGTTGACTGTACTATTACTGATGACTTGAGCGGTAAGGATGGAGCTGAGCCTGCAACTAAGGGTATGATGATGTAGTAGAAGTTGCAAATTGTTCATATATAAAGGGTACTGTACTGAATTTTTTAGTACGGTGCCCGATTTTTAAGCCAACATGAACAAAACCGCATTAGAAAGCTCCTAAATTCCTAAAAAATGAGATAAAAATAAAAATAAAATCGATGAGTGGTATAGACGAAAACGATAATTACGGAAATCTAAACCTAAGTGATTTTGGAAAATTGGTAAAGAGTAGTGACCTAGAAGATGGTGATGAAGGTGAGGATTACAAATGGAAGACTCTCCTAACACTAACTATGATGCCAAAACCTTTCGGGATGACTTGGAAGAGAGAAAAGATGATAGAATTCTTAAAGAGCAGGGGATATAGTATCGTAAAGAGATTTGACCTTGACACTGATGAAGATTTCGAAGTTGCTGTTAAATCTGGTTCTGAATATGTGCCGGATACGAGGAACATAGTAGAAGCTTTTTCAGAGGAGATGCAGAATTTTATTATTGAGTGGTCAGCAAGTTTTAATAAAGATAAGAAAGGATGAATATAAAGGACTCTGTACTAGCAAAATGGTCTATCTTAATTAATGCGTGTAAGTCATATTACATTGATTCACAGCCGACAGGTATTAGTGACTCTGATTATGACGAGATGGAACAGAGAGCGATTAATGAAGATGGTTTTTTCGTGAGGGATTATGTATTTGACACGTACTTGAAAGGTGTTAAGACAAAGAACTTGTACATTGAGAAAATCAAAAAGTTTAAAGCTCCTAAATCAATGTTAGATGCAATAAGGAAGTCAATAGTAGAGTTAGGTACAGATAAGATATACCTAGACTTGAAGTATGACGGTTCTAGTATTGCAGTCTACATAGATCCTACTAACGGAGTCCCAAAGAGAGTAGTAACAGTTGGAAATGCGAATATTAATGATTGGGGTGTAGATCAGACAGCTAAGTTGTTTAATTTTCTACCTCAACGATTTCCAAGAGGTATTGTTGCTATTCAGTGCGAAGCTCTTATTGATATTGAAAGATTAGATAAGAGTATTGATCCAGAAAAAGCAAGACAGAAAGCAAATGGTCTTATCAATTCTAAGTACTGTGATCAAGAAGTGTCAGAACTACTAACCTTAAGAGCATATAGGTATTATACTGATGACTCTGAGGAAGGTAAGAAAGTAAGGGAATCCGATTATAGAGATGTCTTACAGAGTTTTGATACAGTTAGGTCACAGCAAGATAACCACATTCTATTTAGTCCTGCACAAGTTTGGACATTACCTGAATTAGAGGGAATGCCAGGTTTTTGTGAGAGTGATAGAACAGTTACTGATACTGGTACTTTCTTAAATGATGGATGGGTGCTTTATAATGAGCATGGTATTTGTCAGAGAGCTATTAAGTATGCAGGGGCTGGTAGTGGAACTGAAGCAATAAAGACCAGAGTAAGAAGTATTATTTGGAATGATCAGACTTGCAAAGGAAAAGATAGTTGGAGTGCTAATGTAGAAGTAGAGCCAGTACAAGTTAAAGGCTGTACAATCAAGAAACCAAGTGCAGGAAGTGTTAGTAAGTTAATAAAGAACAACATAACACCAGGCGCAGAAGTTGGTATTATCTTAGCAAACAGTACTATTCCTATGGTTGGTAATGTATTTAAGCCAGGAAACGGTGATTATATGTGGCCTTCTTGTAAGTGTGGTTATAAGTTAAGCTCTAAGGATATTTATGGAAGTCTGTTGAAATGTGGAAATCAGTTGTGTAGTGAGAGGTTGGGAAGAATGAAAAAAGTTCTAAACAATACAAGCTCACCAAAGGATCTAGACCTGAATAAGTTGTTAGTGATTGACAGGTTCAGATGGGAAAATACACAAGTTTCAATAGACAGGTTAGTAGAATTAGCAGTGGGCAATGATAGTACTGGATATTATAATTACCTGCGTGGATTCTTGAAAACAGAGCTCCAGATTAGAAACTTAGATCTTGTTTGGGTGGCAAGTTTTAAAGCAATTCAAGAACATGTTAGAGGAAAGTAGTAGTAACAGTTTTATCAAGACGATTAACGATACAGACTACACACAAACAGTTCAATATGTTTATCTTAAATTGATAGACAAGTATAGGAATATTGCAAGAATCTCAGATATATTTACACTTCTTAGAGAGTCGTTTGATATTGATGAGTGGATTGCATTAGACCCAAACCTCCTACAAAATGGAAACTTAGAATCTTACTTAATCGACGAACAGATTGAGTGGATGAATAATAGGCCAGTTGATTTTGATGATATCTACCAGGCACTATTAAAAGCGGGTGATTTTGTAGGGAGTGAGAAAAAGAAGTTTGAGCAAGGAAATGTAAGAGAGCGACTTTGGGCTATCTTCCTTGTGATTACTAAGCCAGAGTTAAATTTAAAATATAATTCTTAATTATAAAAAGATGATAGAAGTTAATTTGTATGCAATTCCTGCTAAGGATGCAGGAGCAACAGTAGGTCGTTGTATTGACCGTACACGTTATGACATGGACATTATGAAGGTTAGTGTAATGGAATTCGTTAAGGGTTTCTTGAAGACTAATATTCCTAATTTCGATGCATCAGTGAACAATCCTGACATTATTAGCTTGATCAATAGTGACATTACGCTCACTACGAAGGATTTTGCTTGTATTAACTATTACCTCATTAAGTCAGGTTATATGGTTACTATTCAGAATGTAACCGAAGATGAGGAAAATCCATTGTCTATTCCAGCTGAGATGATTGAGTGGAATATCATGGATTATAACTTTATGCAAAATGGATACCCAACAACTACTAAGATTGTACAATCTGGTGGTACTGATGTAGTATCTGTGCTTGAGAATATCGCTAATAATACTGGCTTATTCAGTGAGGATAAGTTTGGTGGTATTAAAAATCCACTTAAGGAGTTAGTAGATACAATCAAGAAGGTCAAGGAGGTTAAGGGAAGTATTGAACCAGGCCCAGTTACAAAGGCTTATGAGGTACTTGATAACCTTGGCATTAAAGTATTCTGCGCAGTTAGTGAAGATTAATAGAAGATAGGTATGACAACATTACAGGATGACTTAATTGAAATCTATAATAACTTAATAGTATTCAATAAAGATACCCTTGTAAATAGTAATCCACTACCTATTACTGTTAAATTTGAGAAGGAGTCCAATTCCCTATTATTTGAACAACTTGGTAATTCAGTTAGGATTGGACTTCCTGTTTATTACTCGCTAGGTCTTGACAGTATTAAGCTAACATATCTACTACCGAAAGATTATGACTACCTTATGTATAACTTGAGTAGTCTTATATCTAGTGGTAGGTTACTAGATGATCGTATATGTCTTAGCCCTGAAAATTATGGCTTTGATGTGTATGGTGTTAACTTAAAAGAATTCTGGAAAGGCCCTGAGATACTAGGCACTGTTAGATTTGTGTCTAGTAATTCTTGGTTATTTAGGTTTATAACAAAAAGAAAATATAAGCTATGATTCAAGTAGTTGTAGAGAATGTATCTATTACTGGTATTAAACTTCCCGAGTACAAACATCCTGGTGATAGTGGTATGGATGTTAGGGCTGACATTGAAGAGCCTGTAACATTAAAACCATTAGAGCGAAGGTTGATAAGTACCGGATTGAAGTTTAAAGTGCCAGAGAACATAGAAATTCAAGTTAGACCTAGAAGTGGCCTTGCATTGAAGAAGGGAGTAACAGTACTAAACACACCAGGAACAGTAGATGAGTCATATGAGGGTGTAGTAGGTGTTATCCTGATTAACTTAAGTGCAGAGGAAGTAGTAATAAACCCAGGTGATAGAATAGCACAGTTGGTTTTTGCAAGAGTAGAAAAAGCAGAGTTAAACTTAGTTGCCAAGATCTCGGGAAGTACAGAGAGAGGTAGTGGTGGCTTTGGCAGCTCAGGTATTAATTAAAAAAAAATAAAAAGTTATGGAATCAAATGAGAAATTAACAATGGGAGATGTTGAAAGAAAAAGTCAATTAGTAGTAGGTTGGAGAAATGCAGATGATGTAGCGGCTAGTGTATGGAGCAGTATTCATAGTAAACTGGTTGATGGTACTCTTGTGTTTGCCTATAAAGCCACCAACGATAAGACTGACTTAGTTCAGTTAGTAGTAGTTAGAAATCTTAAGAGGGATCCATTTGGTAACCCTACTAGTTTAGATAATAGCTATGCAGTTGGTATGGTAACAAAGGGATTCACCATGCTCCTTCCTAATGTACCTCTTACTTATGTTGAGAATGATGTAATTAACGACATGAAGAAGTATAAGGTAGAGAAAGACTTGATTGATCTTTATAAGCAGGTTATTAAAAATTTTGAAGAAAAGTATGGCAGTAAATAAGCAAAAAAGACCTAGAGTATTAGCAATCGATCTTGGTTATTCATCAGTTAAGATCTCCTTTATTGATGATAATGGAAGCTTGGTAAATTATAAGATGATATCAGCAATTTCCGAACTCCCCGAGGCACCACTTGAGATCGATAATGATACAGTATTTAAGCTGAATGAAAAATGGTATGTAATCGGCCCTAACTCACTTAAGCTTGATAGAAATTATCGACTTAAGCTGGAGACATACGAGCAGATGAAGGCAATCTATCCAGTTGTGATTAGTTACTTCCTCAGCAAGTATTCAGATATTAAGTGGGACAAGGTAGCAATCGGATTATCTATGGCATTTAGTGACAAGGCAGATGATCTTTTAAAGTTTCTGTATGAGTCACTCTTGATTAGTCCTGATACCAATTTCTTTGTATGCTTGCCACAGGGTCTTGCATGTAAGGCGGCTTTTGCTAAGTACGGTCAGAATGTAAAAGATAGCAATATTCATACAACAGATAACAAACTAGATTCATACGTAATTTGTGATGGTGGTTATCTAAGTATTGATATTTGCGCAGTGATTGACCAAAAATCTGCAGCTGGTGCAACTATTGGAATTCCTGATACGGGTGTTATCTGTATTTCTAGAGACATCGCAGAGTATATCTATAAGACATACGAATATAGAATTTCAACAAAGGAAGCACAGACGGTAGTGGATTCTGGTATCTTAACGAGAAGGGGAAAGGTAATTGACTTATCAGATGTAGTTGATAAGTATACGAGAATTTACCTTGCTAATGTACTTAACCTATTAGAGGAAAAATACTCATCACAGTTAGATGCAAGTAATGGACTTCTAATTGTAGGTGGACTATCTCACTTCTTCGCTAAGTACTTGAATGATGAGCAGTTTATTAAGGAAGTAGAAAAACACTTCCCAGTTAGCTTTATCCACGTACCAACAGATTACGGTGAGTACTATAATTCAATCAGCTATATGTTAATTGCAGAAAAGCTGATGGGTTATGTAGAACAATAAAAAAGAGATAGAGGGATTATGAATTAGTATAATCTCTCTATTTTATTTTAATATTTAATATGACAAGTAAGACAATTAAGGGTCAGGCATGGATTATGGGAAATAAACTATTGCAGGACCAGACGTTAATCTTATCTAATGGAGAAACAAGCAATAATACAGTAGCACTAGTAGAAGATATCTGGAAGGACTTAACCAGCGATAGTGGAACATATAAGTATAATGGCAAGTCTTATTTCTACTGGACTTATAAGATGACGTCAATGGAAGATGACAACACAGAGGTAGAAGTAATGATTGAGTGCCCTAGACCTAAAGATGGTTTGTGGGGTGATGGTCCGTTTGATCAAGAACTAGCTACTGCAAAAGGTGATTGGGCTAAATACTGGTTGAAGAAATTTAAAACTGCTTATGATAATGCAGTAAATTCTCAGACAATTCAACCAAAAGAGATCCTATTTCCAGGAACTCAATATGTAACACCAACAGGAGACTTAAAAGAGGTAGAGGAGAAAAGAATACAGAGAGATGACTTAGGAGATATTGAGAACCTCCTTAGTGCTTTTTAAAATAACCCTAACTATGCTGAAAATCTATATAGGAAGACAAGAAATTAACTAAGGTGTAGTTAGGGTTACTGATTTGAAAGAAAAAAAATAGTAGAACAATTAAGTCTACTATTAATTTTTTTTGCTTATTTCCGGTTCAATTCCCTCTCAATATAATCTTTAGCGAGAGGACCAACAGTACAGTATTTTTCTAAGTCTTTGAAGTTTTCATCTAGCTCTTCTTGTGATGCTGTACTCAAGAACTTTAAAAGACTATCAACTGCCTTACTCATACTCGAAATTCTTTAACAGTCTTATTATGGTCTTTCCTACTCTCTTCCTCTAGTTCAAGATGTGATTGATTTGCTAGTCTAATAGAATTGATTATCTTATTCATCGTTTCCATCGCTTCCTCTTGATTCTTATAGGTCTGCTTGATATAATAACAGTCAGTCCTATTAGATCCAGGAAACTTTACGATAAACTCACCTGACACTCTTTCACATAGGTTGTAAAGTGGTGACCAAATACCAAATATGTTCTTTCCATATAGAGTAAATAGCCCGCTCACTTCATTCTTAACAACCTTAAACCTTTTCATATCAGGCATTGTTGTTAGCTGTACAATGAAATATAGTGATGCTAATACTCCTACTATAATAAGAAATACTTTCATACTTTTATCTTTTTTATTGTTTCTAGTTTATTACTTTTCTTAACCTTACCCTTCTTGATGATTTCTACAATATCATTCACAGCTTCTTCTGCTAGACTCTCTTTCCAATAAGAATTACAAATAAAGACACTATCTTCGTAATCTCTCAGGAATAGGTAACCCATATCACACATGTTAGGAAGTAGTCTCCAGAAGCCTAATTTATTCTTAGCCATCACTACAAAAGCACCGTCTAATCTTCTACAAACTCTGAAGTCCTTTAGGTTAGGTGTTTTGTATAGATGATTAATGAAGGCCGGTATACCAATGAATACTACTAGAAATATACAGACTACTATTAGATCAGCTAGTAATCCAATTAACATATCCCCTACTGTCATCATCATACTCTGAAGTCTTTTATTATTCTTTTATCATCACCTTTCTTACGTCGGTTCGATTCACGCAGTTTTTCTAGTAGGTCTTCTAGTACATTAACTGCTGACGTCTGATCCGCATAATACTCTTCTATTCTAACCTCATCAACTCGTGTAGTACCTTGTTTAATCAGGTACACACTTATATCATTCCTATCTTTCTTCAGTACGTCGAATAGTGGGACCCATCTGCCAATATAAGTCTTACAGTATATTGAAAACCTATTATCTATTGTCTCTACTATTCTAAAATCTTTTTCATTCATGTCTAGTGCTGCTGTGATTGTACCAACTATAAGTACAATGAAAAGTGCAGCTACTATTAATGAACAGATTAAATAAAATGCTGTCATCTTCTATACGTTTTTATATTTATTTCCTTATGCATCTTGACTTTTCCATAATTCTTCTATTATATTATCAACTTTCTCAATCCTTGCCTTGTATATTCTCTCGTTAACTTCATCTACAATCAATTCTCTATCTAGTCTAGAGAACTCTTCGCCAATATTACTAAGAATCTCGCTAAAACTATCGCTATCTAGTAGGTTTATTAGCAGGACTTTATTACCTTGCTTTACCTTATTCGCAGAGTTTATAAAGAACTTTCGTACATCTTCCCTACTCATCATAGGTCTGAGGTACTTTATTGCTTCTTTAATAGTATCTACCGTATTATCTTCCTCAGTAGATACTCTTTGATAGATGCCGAACAAACAATCAGCAAAGACTATTAATTTTTCTCTCTTACTAATATCCATCTTCTATTCTATCTACAATATTATTAATTGTCTTAACGTTATCTTCGTACTCCAGAGTTAAGACTTTGTTAACTACCTCATCCTTCTCATCCTGCTCTGAGATATTATACTTTCTGATAATACCATTCTCGCCTAAGCATTCTAAGAAGTAGTCTTTCGCGTCTTTGTCAAATAGCATTTCCTTTACAGTTTCATGCAATCTGTCCCTAAACGACCCTTTTCCGACGATTCCAAAAATATTTCTATTAGAGTCAACTAATCTCTCTAACATGGAACCTCTGGTGCTGAACAATGTTTTCTTACACTCTTCATAAATTTCTTTAATTTTCTCTTCTCTCATATTAAAAAATTGTTAATGTTATTTACTTATATAAGGATTTAAAAGGTGTAATTTTGCTATTCGGTCGGCTTGAAGTTCTTATTAGTGTGAAACAATTAACAAAATTATATAGTATGAATAAGAATTCAGTGTACGTAATTAATCAGCCAAAGCACTCATTAATTACATTTATCAAGATTGGTTATGGTTCTGAAGTTAATGAGGATATTCATAATAAGATCGACTTGATACAGGGGGTTAGTGATATTATGTTTATCTTTGATCCTAAGGTTGTTAATACTATTGATCCTTTTAAATTCACAGAGCTCTATCAGTCTGCAAGTTTTATAGTCTCTGATGGTAACTTACATAAGACTCTGTTTGAAGCTTTCTTATATGCAAAAGAAGTATATGAAACACATGTATCTTATATAGTGACTGACATTCTTAAGCTTGGAGATGTAGTTCTAGGAAAAGAGGAGCTGGATAATATCATTAGGATTCATGTTAGTGCTCTTCAAAAACCTATCTGTAAAGTAAGGAGATCTACTTTTGATGAACTTAAGGCTATTTATACAGTAGAGGAGGGAGATACTAGTAAAGGTGGAGGTTTCTTTAAGAGGAACAAGGAGGCAGTACTAAACAATGAAGGTAGGTATTATACTTGGAATTGTGAATCTGACTTAGTGTTCATCAGGAAAGCAACGGTTGATCTTATTCTGAAGGAGTATGAGAATGACCGGGAAAATCCAGACAGCAAGATCAACGATATACTTGACTCATTCAAAGATTATACAGACTTAGGTGATATGTTAGTTTCTTATCTTAAACGTTTAGGTGTAGATATGATAGAGGATAGCATTGAGTCTATTAAAGGTGTTGGTGACTTAAAGTATGACAAATAAAGTACTAAAACAGAGGGGTAGGAATAATAAGTACCCTGATGAAATTTGGACATGGAGATTAGGTGAGATAGTTCCTGAGTGGTTATCTGATATTGCGAAGGTATCTTATCTCGAGGGTCAGGACGGAAATATTCAGCTCGAAATAGTTAGCTCAAGTACTGGTGGTTATGAGCTGAAAGAATCGAGCGGGTTAAGCGTCCTAGTAAAAGCGAGAGGAAGAGAAGATTTTATTTGTATGGGAACAGATAAGAGATCTATTTTCTCACTTAGCCCTCTTAAACTAAAATTATTATATAATGACAACTGATAGAGAAGAACTTAGTAAGAAAATAAACGACCTTAGTAATTCCTTAGAGCAGGCGAAATTAGAGCTTGATGCAATGGATAAGGAGGTGTACAGGGAGGAATGTAATAACTACCTAACTGATGAAATACAAAGACAGTCAGTATTAAATGAGGAATTAAACCTAGACTTCGCAGAGGGACTTGAGGATATTAGAAAAGTAATCAATAAACTACTCTGTGAGGATGATAGCGGTAATGTTTCTGATTTTGGACTGGCTAAGACTTATATGAGCGGTCTTAAGGATAGATTAAGCAGTATAAGCGAGAAAATTTCAGAACTAAGGTCATTAATTCAATCTACTAAGAATTTTATTAAGATTGTGGGGCAAAGTAAGTAGGGAGGCAATGTTCTCCTTACTTTTTCTCCGAAGTGGACTCTGTATTAAAAGTTGCCCTTTGGGATGCCCTAGATCCCTTATTAATGTAGACAAATACCTCAAGATATAATAAGATGTATCTTGGGGAAATTTTTTATTAATTAGAAATTATATAAGATTATGAAGAATTTTTTTAGAACTGACAACCTATTATTTATTCTGGTTGTTCTGTTAGGTATTTCTATGTTCGCCTACAACGTAAGAAACATAGGTAAAAAGTCTCGAGAAAAAGAGGCGATGGATAATGCTATTGATTATGTTAATAGCAGAGACTTTAAGGTTGGTCATGAAATAGCGATCGACCCTAGTAGTTTTGGTGATGGGAAGCTAGCAAAAAATAGCAACCCAACAAGAAGAACTGTAACAGCTACTAGATACAATCCAGTAGAAAGTCAATGTAATGATCAGCCATTAATTACGGCTGATATGTCTAAGATATCTCTCAGTAAATTAAAGAGAGGTGAGATCAGATGGATAGCAGTATCACAGGATCTTAGAAAGGTCTATAAGTACGGAGACGTAGTTGAGATCAAAGCTAAGGATGGTGATGACAAATCTATCAACGGTCTATACGAAGTTCATGACACAATGAACAAGAGGTTTACTGATAGAATAGACATATTAACACACATTGACAACCCACACGGACAAGGAAAGTGGGAGGAAGTATCTATTAGACTAGTCAAGAGAAAAGGAGAGGCTTAAAATAGTCTCTTCTTCTTTTTTGTTCCCCGTACTCCCTTATAAGTGTTATGATGAAATTTTTAAGTAAACTAATCTTAGTGAAGTTATTAGGTTGGAAGCTAGTAGGTGAGGCTCCAAAACTAAAGAAGAGTGTTGTCGTATTTGCCCCTCATACGTCTTGGTGTGATGGATTCCTAGGGAAGATGTATTTCTATATTTGGGGAGTACGGCATGTGTTGTTGATGGCCAGTAAGTATTTTATTTGGCCAGTGAATCATGTATTCCGAGCATTTGGATTTATACCAGTTGGAAATACAGGTAGAAATGCACTAATGGATACAATAAATGCTATCAATGGTGCAGATGAAATGAACGTTCTTATTTGTCCAGAGGGTCATCTTAAGAAGGTAGAGAAATGGAATCCAGGGTTTTATCTAATTGCCAAGAAGTGTAACGTCCCTATTGTCTTGAGCTTTATCGACTACAAGAAGAAGGAAGTTGGAATCTTGGAGGTGATAGAAAATCCAGGGAATGCAGGGGAAGTATGGGATAAGATTAGGGCTGCATATGAGGGTATAGGTCCTAAGTATCCAGAGAAATTTTCACTCCCGACTAATTGAAACTAACAAGGGTATCAGTATTGGTATCCTTGTTTTTATTTTCCCCTAGTCCCCTTAATAGTAGAAATGAAGTATTAATTAAAATAGAAAGAATTATGATTATTAAAAGTTTATTAGAGAATGATGTTTATAAGTGGAACATGTCTTATGCAATTATGAAGACTTATCCATTCGCAGAGACTGTCTTTAAGTTCAAGGACAGAAAGAATGAAACATTTGATCAGGACTTTGTTGATCAATTTAATCTTGAAGTAGAAAGCCTTTGTGCGCTCAGACTTAAACCAGAGGAGAAAAAGTTCTTGGTATCTAAGTTCTACTGGATTCCTAAGTATTTCTTCGATTGGTATGAAAACTTTAAGTTCGATAGTTCTAACTTGAAGGTATGGTTAGATGAAGACAAGCATTTCTGTGTGGAGTCTAGAGGACTTGCGTATGAGAATGAGTTTGGGAGGTGCCACTGCTTGCTATATTTAGTGAGCTTCGTACTAGGTATCGTGGATTTGATAAGAAATTCAACAGGTCAGAGGCACTTGAAATATTGAACGATCAGATAGCATTGTCAAACGAGAATCAACTCTATTTTAGTGAATTTGGACTTAGGAGGAGATTTTCTGGTGCTGTACAGGATATGGTAGATAAGGTACTAGTTGAGAATTCTAAGTACTTTGTCGGTAATAGCAATGTGTATATGGCGTTCAAGTATGGTACAGCAATCTCAGGTACACAGGCACATTCTTGGATCATGCTGAATAATGCATTTACCGGTTATAGACTTGGTAATTATCACGCTATGAAGAACTGGAATGATACATTTGGTGGCTCTAATGGTATTTTCTTAGTGGACACGATTGGTATTGATCAGTTCCTTAATAACTTACCACAACTTTATGCTAAGGCGGCAGATGGTTTTAGGTGGGATTCTGGTACTTGGGAATCATTCACTAGCAAGATTATCGCCAGACTTGTTGAGCTAAGAGTTGACCCGCTAACAAAGACCTTAGTATACTCTGACTCTATTAATATGCAGAAATTCTTAGACATACATAGAAACGTCAGAGGAAGAGTAGGTCATGTTGCTGCGGGTATTGGTGGAGCGCTCACAAATAATACTGGCGTAGAAAATGCTAGTCCTCAGGTAGTAATGAAATTATCAGAGGCAAGGATTAATAAGAACAGTCCTTGGATTCATTGTGTTAAGTGCCCAGATACAGAAGGTAAGTACATGGGTGACCTGAATGAAGTTGAGCTCTGCCTTCGTACAATAGGTAGAGATGATGAACTTGTACACCTAGGACTTAAGTAGGAAAGATCATGGCAATACTAAATAGAGATGGTGATGAACTTTCTATATTTAATAGGAAGTTTGAAGTTGATTACGCATTACCTAAGTGGGAAGGTGTAATGGAAAAACTTAAGGGTGACTTGGAGGCTAAAAAAGAAAGCGCCCACCCAGTAGAAGAACATTACTCTAGACAACAGACAAGTATTCCAGATGGTGCAGAGAAATTAAGACACCTAATGAAGAGGTCAAGGGAGATATTAATTGATCCTGAGTTCTATGATAACTTAACTGCTGATGATATAACAGTGATGTTTGATCGTAGATTCAGTGAGGGATTTTTCGAACCACTCTGGGATAGTACGATGTTTGATAGTGTTACCCCTGATGATCTACCAGAGTTTAATGGGTCAATAAGTCTCAACTCTTATGTCAAGCCAGAGAGGGACTTAACTGTTATCTCAGAGCTTAAGATGTCAGAGAAGGAGAATGAGATCTGTGAGGCTAATTCAGAGTTATACAAGTTGATGAAGAAAAAGCCATTCTTCTGGACAAAGTCAAAATATCAAAGAGAGCTAGACCGGCTTGACAATAAACTGCATAGCCTAATCGAAGATAAGAAGAGATTTGCAGTGAGGGGTGATATCCCAGAAAAGACGTATGAGCTAGGTGTGCTTGAGTTCTTTGAGAAAGTTAAACTAACAACTCTTGAGAATGCAGGGACTTACTATAACAGAATTGAACCATATCTGAAGGCACTACAAAACGCTAAGAAGATGGGACAGACTGCGTTATGTGAGAAACTACTGGCAATGATAATTATTAACAAGCTTGAGTCTATCTTATTGTCGTACGGTTATGGTAAGAAGATAACAGAACGACAGGTAGTTGATTTTGTTAAGAAGACTGATAAGGGTGTAGACTTGTGTTATATCAAAAATTTCTCAAGACCTATACCTGACGAAGTAATTGAAAAGAAGGTAGAACTAGATAAGCTACACGTCTTTGATAATTACTGTATTCTCTACTATGATCCTAGCGGTAAGTCATACAAGAAAACCCAAGAGGAACTAGAGGAAGAAAGAAAGAAGAAGAGCGATCCTATCTTATTTGGTATGATAAGAGGTTCTAGGAATCTTTACTACGTTGCTGACTGGATTGATGAACATTGTGACTTAACACTTGAGAAATTCATCAAAGAGTCTGAAAGTGATCCGTCTAATTTTGTAATAACAGAAAAAATAAGTATATGAATTACGTAAATAATACATATCAGTATGGACCAACTAAGGTTAGAACTATTGTAGACTTAGATGATCCAAAGGAGTTTTTTATCTGTGCATCTGACCTAGAAAAAGTATCTCCAATCTATACAGTTCATAGCTACTTAGAGAGGGACGATACTAAAGTTCTTATGGAGGTAATTCCAAAGTCAGGGTGTAAGAATCAGCCCGTTGATGGAGGTAGACTGATTAAGACTGTAGCAGAGGGGGCGAATAGGGGTACTTGGTTTTGTAGGGCCCTTGCAATCGACTTCTGTAGGTGGATTAGTCCTAAACTCTTCGTATGGTGTGAGTCAGTCTGTAATAGAATTGCCAGTACTAGTGCAACTACAGACAAGAACTCACTCTATTCGACTACAGAGGTTATCAAATTCTTAGAAGGTGACTGGAATGTAAAAACCCTACTAAGTGACCTAGAGGAGAAAGGCGTCATTAAGTTCAGTCAGGCTAACAGTAGGGATAAGAAGTGGACAATGTGTGATAGAAGTAAGTTAAGGTTCATTAAGGAGAAGACATTTACTCTTAAGGACACTAACTTCACAAAGCAATACAATGTTTGGACAGAGGAAGGTAAGAATTATTTAATTAACCTATATAACAAATGAAAAGATTATTATTGATAGTTGATGCGCAAGTTGATTTTGTCAGTCCTCATGTAGATGTATATGATGGGAGACCTGGTAAATTATATATACCTGGCGCAGAGCATGGTATTGAGTTCTTAGGTGATTGGATTAAGCTGAATAAGAAGAGTATTGATAGTATTCTTTGCACAATGGATACTCACTATACCACTCACATCGGTCATCCTAAGGCCTGGACTGATAAGAAAGGACACATTGTAGATCCATTCACCATTATTACATCAGAGCAGGTTGAACGTGATGATTACTCGCCTACTATTATGACCAAAGACCAAGCAGTGTCATATCTTAGAAGGATTGAGAGTTTCGGTCACCAACATCAAATCTGGCCAACTCACTGCTTAGCCGGGTCAATTGGTCAGGCGATAAGTGAACACGTAATGAATGCTCTGGAGTTGTGGTGTGAAGAAAATAAGAAACACTATGGCATATTTCAGAAAGGATTTGATGATACTGCTGAGATGTATAGTGCATTTTCGTTTGCAGATGGAAGTATACCAACCTACGGTAAACAGACACTAGATAGCTTAGCAATGCAGGAGTTTGACGAAATAGTAGTGGCTGGATTTGCTATGGATTATTGTGTAGCTGAAACAGTAAGAGACCTAGTGAAGGATGGAAGATTTGAGGGAAAGCTGAGATTCTTAAAGGATGGAATGGCAACAATTAACTCAAAGAATCCAAGCTTGATTGTATATGATGATGCAGTAGAAAATCACGCTGCGAAGTTTATATAGTAGTTAGAGGAGAGTAGGAAACTATTCTCCTTTATTTTTATCCCCCTTGATACCTTATAGTTGTATTATAAGAAATTAATATGACAGACATAGATTATGATAAACTAGTAAATATTGTAAGAACGATATTTTTAGATCAATTATGCGAACTAGGTGGATTTATAGTAGTTAATAGCGAAGGCAGCCCACAGGTTATTTTTATAGGGGACGAAGATCTAGATAATACTAAATACTTAGCAAAAAGTCAAGTAGGATCAGATTTTATGCCAGACTTTGAAGCAACTAAAGGTCTACTAAGTATGATATCTAGATTCTTACCAAGGCCTAAATTGAATGCTAAGAAGTATCTTGTTCGTGCGAGTAGTGGAATAAGATTAGAACTGGATAAGCGGGTATTGCTAGAATTTATATCAACCCTTTACTGTTCAGGCAAAGAGCTAATTAGTATATCAGCAATTGAGGATAAGAACCCAGATATAACAATGGATGAGGAAATTGAACTGCAGAAGTTAGAAAAAATTGTAGAGGAGGAATTCTGTGATCAACTTACTGAACTAGAAGGTTTTATTATTGTAAGTAGACCTTTTATTAGTAATGATGATAGTATGGTAATTTCACTAGATGCACCAGTACAGATCCTAGATAGTGCTAACGATGGTACTTGGATTAAAAAGGTACTGGAGTATAATGAACTAAGTGTTTCTACTTGTGTTGACTTAAAAGAGACAAGAAAACTGCTTAGAAAACTGTCAGAGAGATTGAATTACATAGGACCAGCTAGATATTATAAAATACCAAATCTAGGAGAAAAAACAATAGGTAAGAGAGATCTACTAGCTAAGTGTGCCGACCTATGGGAGAGAGGAAAGAGAAGTTTTGATGAAATAAAAGATGCTAAACATGGTCAAGAATGAAAAAGAACTATACGAGGTATTAGCGTATGTAGTAGATAACTTCTTAGATGTCCTTGAGTATACTGAAAAGTTTCCAATAGTCGGAGACTTTATGAATAATGGTGTAGTCAGACGAGTTTTTGTACAATTTAGTCTTGATGATGACAGGAACACAGACTTAGATTATGCAGTTAAGAATATTAGTGGCCTACTTCCTATAGGTTTCTGCGTGATTCCTGATAAAACAATAGAGGATTTAAAGTATATAGATGAAATGATTAAGATCACTGTTCTTGGTGATCATGTTACATTTCGGGCAGATAGTACTGACACTAACAGTAGTAAAATTAGTGAGATGATGGGTAGTTTCTTATTTAATAAGGCTAAAATAGATAGGACGCATGAAAAAAGAACACCATAAGATAGTCCGTGAGCTAGTAAGAATTCTGTTAAGAGATGAATACCTAGACTTCCTACTAGTATATAAAAAAGTTCCCATGTGGTGCGTCGATATTGAAGGTAAGGGGTATAATATTATAAAAAATGTTGATGGTATAGATCTAGAGAGTGGATTAGATATGATCAGTGAACTATCATTATGTCTTAGACTTGCAATTATAGATAAGGATATAGATCTGGATAAGACAGTGTGGTTGTTAGATTTGTATAATAAATGTCTAGATGTGTACAAGGATTCTAGGTATAACACATTTATTGTGAATTACCAGTATATAACCTCACACATGTTAGGGGACTTTTATGCAGCTAGAGACGTAGTAGAGGATCTCTTGTTTGACCAATGTACTTTTGACAGTTATCCAGTTTCAATAGTACCAGTAAAATGACAGAATACGATAAGAAAGAATTTAGAGGATTACTACGTATGATGCTGGAAGATGAAGAGCTTCTAAGTATGTTAATAGAATACAAAAAGTTTCCGCTCCTCACAGGATTAGATATAGGAGGATATGTGATGGATAGGTCAGTGAGCTATATAAAACTGGAAGGTGATCTCGACATAGAAGACGGAATATATCCAGAACTATTTGATAAGATAGTAAGTCACTGTCATAAGTGCTTAGTAGTTGGATATGATATTGATTTTGAAGAGACTAATCAACTACTAACAAGGATAAAAGGTGCAATTTCATATATTAGATCGAAGGTTATGAATGAGTGCTCTTTCTTAGTAGGTGTTAGTGATATGAACAGAAAAAATAAGAGGATAATAAACACGGGAGATCCAGATAAAGCAATAGAGTTAGTATTATCTGTGAACGGTGATACTATATTCGAAGAACTAAGTATCCTATGGAAAACAGAGTAGATAAGTTGGTAGAGTTAATATTAGAAGATGACTTGTTGTTTGATATAGTAACTACATGGAAATCATTACCTGTATTTTACAAAGTATGGGAAAGCGATGACCTATATAGGATGCACATAGAACTTAGTGAAGCTGATGTTGAGGATTGCTATTCAGTGGCTGATAAAGTTACTAAGGAGCTTCAAACCTACTATGGAAATTCCTTCTCTATTAGTGTAGATTGTATAGTAGAATTTCTAAGGATACATAGGAATACTATAATGAAGACAATAGTGCATAAGCCAAGTGAAGAAATAACTCTACTTATCAATAAAATAGAATATACAGTTACAATAAACAAACTATGTAAGACGCTTCTAAATAATGCAGGTCTTAGTAGTGATGTAAGGATAGTAAGAATAATATGTTAAGTACAGAAATAGAAAAACTCGCTAAGTTAATTGTAGAGAATGATCTACTGTTTAAGATAGTAGAAAATTGGGGAACAGTACCTATCTACGTAAACGATAGGATCTACACTAGACAAAGAACTATAGCAATCGGTAATAACTTAGAAGATTATCAAACATTAACCTCACACCTTAAGCGCTGTTTAAGTGTATACTATGATGATAATTGTACTGCTAACTTAGATGCTATTACTAGATTGTTAGATAGATATGGGGATGTGATTAAACAGGTAATAGACGACCCTGATCCAGATAGGTACATCTATATAGTTATTGTAGGAGAAAAACGAGAGGCTAAGCAAAGAATCAAGATAAGAAACCTATTCGGGTGGTTTATGGTTCTTAATAATACCCCAACTAAAGATATTAGAATAGAGGAGATTGATAATAAGTAGGCAGTGGTTCTACTTATTATTTTTGTTTACATGATTAGCTTAGATTCCTTATAAGTATATGATAACAAGAGAAGAAAAAATTGGTTACATAGTAGCAAGAATTAGAAATATTATCTATTATCGTTTAACCGTAGAACCTAGTGACCCAATTAGATATAGGGCTCAGTATATGCACGTCCTGAGAAACTTAAGAAAGGATTTGTTGAGCCTAGTAGAAGATCTAATACCAACTGATAATAGGTCTGCTTGGTTTAGGGACATTATATCAATCATACCAGCAAAGGTTAAATCCGAGTTCTGTTTTGATATAGTTAGGCAGATAAATGATTATGTAGAGAAATTTGGATATGTTAAGTAAGTATTATACTGGAGATACGTATAAGAAGTACGGATTTGTTGATGACATAGAGGACATCCAAAAGCTTATTGAGTTCATCATGGGAACACCAGAGGTTCTCAGGCATATAAAAACTTATGGTAAGTTTGCGATAATTGGTGTAGATAAAAACATGTTCTCCTATATTGAACTAGTTTATGTAGAAAAGATAAGTAGTGTAAATTCCACTAACCTACTTTCTTATATACTTGGTGCACTTGATGGCGATGGTCTTTTACTGGATAACACTATAGACCTACTAGAGGACTATTCTAGTTGTATATCTAGTGTAGAGCGAATTGCATCTAGTAATAAAGCCTTAGTAATCTCTATTGATTATGTAAATATCGAAGGGGATAGCAGAGCACGGACTGATACGATCCGACGCGGGTTTGATATAGTAGGAAGAATATATTACCTACTAAAAGAACAAAGCTGGGTAATGCATGTATCTATCAAAGAGGATGTCGAGGCGATGAGATTGGCTAAGATATTATTAGACTATTACGCAGATGATGACCTAGGGATGGAGATATTATTACATGGACAATTACCGCTAATAATTAAAAAAGATTGGTACTGGTGTAGTGCAATAAGAGTAGTTCACCTGCCCGAAGATTCATATAAAGATGGGCTAGATTTCGATAAGATAGTTTATACCATATCAAATAAACTACTAAGTGTAATAGGTGGCGTAGAATGGGTTGATTGTTTTTCCTTTGATCCCACTAAGGATTACTTACAGAGCAATAGTAAGCTAATAAGAAAATTATTGGATATGTTTGATGACGGCAATAGTGTAATTAAGCTAGCCTACGTAAGAGAAGGTAATAAAGACGATAAGCACACTATTATAGATTGTAAGCTTGGAGGTTTGTTCAATAATCTTTGGTGCGAATCAGAAAGGATGAGTAAGTTATTAGGGGTTGAAGTTGATGGTAAACTTGTAACACTAGAAGAGCTTTTAGTATGACAAAGAGATTAAATGCAAATAAGATATCTAGAACAATAAGGAGAATCTTACATTATAGAGACTTCCTGTGTACTAAAATAGGAATAGTCACTAGGAGAATGGAGGATATCTATCTAGACGGAGTACTTATTGATAGTGTTGAGGGGCTAGAGAAGGTATTAGCAGAAGTAGAGGATCTCAGTAATTGGTTCCCTAGTTCAGAGTGCCCAGAATATCAACTACTTCTCTCTCTAGGTGACAACGTAAAAATTGATGTGAAAGACTTAGGCCTGGTTGACAAATATCTTAGGCCTATTAATTACATCAGAACCTACGTTGATTATAGAGAGATCATTGCATTCCATAATCCTCTTGAGTGTGTATATTTTAGAGACTTACCATTACAACAACAGGAGGATATTAGAACCTACATACAGAATAACTATAAGAAAGTGTATGGAAGACCTAGAAAAGTATGATCACAATAAAAAAGCGGTTAGTAATATAATTAACCTAATGTTGAATGATTACTACCTACTTGACCTACTTCTAAACTATAATAGACTCTTATATGTTACTGATGGAAGTAGTGGGAAGAATATTTTTTATGTAAACCTGTTGGAATATAAAATAGATCTGAGTGATTATCTGGATACTGTGGACTTAGTAAGAATGAAGGACGCTAGTATTATTGCAGTACATGATGAGGTAATTAATGAAGAATTAACTAGAAAAGTTTTAATAAGGCTCAGTGGATGTATCCAAGCATTAAAAAGTTATAAATCAGATATTTCAATTGATAATTTTATTAGGTGTAGCCTAAGATGGTTGTCAGATCAAATATTAGAAGATGTCATCAAGCAAGAGAAAAAAAGAAAGAAGACGTGAGAGGTACCTAAGGAACGTACAGAAAGAAGAGAATCACAAGAATAATGCATGGGCTAGTGGGAAATTGATAGAAGAAAATCATAATGGAAAATACTATAGCCCAGAATATACTAGTGCATTATCATTCCGTCTCTGTAAGTACTTAATAGGTGCACGTAATACTGGAGACCATAATATAATGTTAAGTGAGTTCTGGAAATATAAGGACTGGATGATCGGCTTAATACTGAGATGGAATCCGGGGGTGCAAGAAGATGATTACTATAGATATCTTAAAGAGTTATTAGAGGCGTACTGGGATTCTGATAAAAACCCAGAATGCTTAATGGCCGTAAGAGTACCAGAACTAGGAAAGGAGCCAGAGTATGAGTTTAAGACTTGATATACAAAGTTTCCTATTAGACCATGTTGAGGAGGTAGAGAAGTATGGTGGTGTAGTACTTGCCATTAATATTCCGTACGGTTATGGAACATTTATCTACCTAGAACGTACGAGGAGTCCAAAGAAATATCTAGAAGAAATATTAGAGGATTTTAGGAAGAAATTAAGGTATCCATGGGACGATGCTGTACTAAATCTTGAATATACAAAAAGGCTTTACCTCTACCTTGATTGGATAGATATATTTGATGTTGGGGAATCAATTAGTTTCTCAATCAGATTACCATCAAAGGATAATGAGCCTCTATTCGCCCAGGAAAATATCACTATTCAGAAGGGTGATAGTCCATTAGAAACATTAAGGAAAATGTTGTTTGAATCTAAGTATTGGAATCAGACAAGAGAAATTTATATTAGTTTTGATATATGATAGAAAAGTTTGAACAAGACCTACTTAGTGTTATTGATGAAAACCTAGAAATAATACTGAAGCTAAAAGGATTTATTGTTGTAGTAGTAGATCAAGAAAACCCTGACAAAGAACGGTTGATTTGTATAGACCGGAAAGAGTTTGATAGGGACCCTGAAGACGCATACGATATATTAGATGCAGTCAAGGTAAGATTGTTTAAGAAATCGTATGTAGTTAGTATGCCTAGAACTAAGCTATTGTATATGAATCTAAGTTCAATATCTAAGTTTATTGATGAAATGGATAGGCCACTAGATCAGATTGGCTACGGTAGGCCTTTACAGGATGGTAGACTTCAAGTAGGATTAATGACTATCGGCTGGAAAAATGATCCGGTTGATGTATTGAGAAATATATATGGTTATTGTAGAGATTTTGTAATGCACCTTGATGTTAATATAAAGCCAGCGTGATCAAGTTAATAGAAAAAATATTAGAAGACGAGAGTATACTAGACCTTATATTATCAGAAGGTTGTATTGTATTATCTATGTATGACCCTTATGAATCTACTAGGGTGAATCCTAAGCAGTATTTCTATAAGGTAGCTCTAGGTGGTGTTGATAATTTACAAGATCTACTGTTTATGCTGAGAATATTCTTGAACAGTAAAATACCTCAGGCAATACTACATGAAGAGACAATAGAGCTATACAATAAAGTCCTCATACCTATTCATAAAGAACTGGTAGATAAGTGCGACACTAGAAGCCACATAATAAGTAAGTCATACTTTTTCTTCTCCCCTATAGACGGAGATAGAGTAGAGAGTTTGAATACTTTTGACTTCATTGATAGGATAGTCAGACTCTATAATAGAAACTTTAAACTCAGAGATTATGATTGTAGTTGGATCAGTAATTAAGTTAGTAAGAAATAGTAGAGGTATAAAAACTGATTGGCCTAGGTATGTGAGAGCGTTCTTGGATAGGCTTGACGAAATTAAATTAGGTTTTCCAGGTCTAGGCAATGATCACCTTACTATTGCTAAGTATGGTACAATCAGGGAGGGTGATTATTTTATATTCGACGAGTGTATTTGTGACTTGACTAGGAGTAATGATAATGCACCAATCTTGTATAGAGCAGTAAAAGATAAGAAGGCTGTGATTGAGGGTATTGGTTGTGGTCTTGATAGCACTAGAGACCCGGACAGAATTAGGCTAAGATGGAAGGATGTTGTAAACCTTCCTAGTGCTTGTCCGGAATTTCCAGTGCTGAGAGTAGACGTGAGACCTACCCTTAATGGTGGACCTGCATATTATTATTTCTACAAAGCATATAGAGATAATAGATATTAGAGTTAGTAGTAATACTAGCTCTTTATTTTTTTTTACCGGGAGAAAGAAAAAAAGAAGTAACCTAAGAAATTATTATCTTAGATTACCTCACCCTGCTATTCTTCCTCTTTGCCCTCACCTTCTTCATTACTATCCTGTGAAGATGAAGGGTGGAACTTATCAAACCTTCCTGCTATTGTCTTAGGTATACCACTTCCCGCTATATACATACCAACGAAGAGTAAGAAAATACCCAAGTCAGCTAAGTCTGTTTTTATGTAACCGTTTGTCATTACATCATAAATAAGTGCATAACAAATACAAATTACAATAAGTCCACCTGTTATTGTTGATACCAAAAGAGCAAAACTTTTACTACTAAGGCTACTCTTGTTATCAATAAGTGAGCGCATCGATCTTGATATTCTGCCCATTGTGTTATTAGATTTTTAAGGTTATTTCTATCTATAAGGGTTCTAAAACTCCCCGCTAGTAATTTCGATAGTTTCAGGGAGCAAAAAAAAATAACAGGAAGCTAGCTACTGAAAAGCAACTATCCTTTCGACTTCCTATTTCTACCAGTACCGTAGTCTGACTAACGTATGCTATAGCAGACCTCCTGCGTACATAGCTCACCTTACCGCTACAAGGGTAGTTCAGTGTATAAGCAATGTAACCTCTAAAACTGAACATAAATAAGGTTAATATGGTCACCGTACGTAGCCGGAACATCTATTTCTAGATCCGGAGGAATTCCATACCTCTGTTGCTGTTTTTTCTACATACTCCGAGACTGTTCACATACTAGCCTGGCCAAGCGTCAAAACGCATGCTTTCGTCTCATTACTAAGGATTCTAGGGCATTATAGATACATAGACAGAATATACAGAGTAAAATATAAATCTTACCCTCTGAAGGATATTATCGTTCTGTATCAAAAACCTCTCTTGATCACTTAATTTATCTAAAGGCAGATCAAACTCTCCACATCTAAGGTTAAATTTCTTCAACATTAAATACTCTATTTTATTGATCAGGTTAATTATATCTTCATTAATAAAGTAAAAACAGTCTACTGATAGATCTGAATAGTCTATATAAACATCTCCGACTATATTGTTCTGAATCTTAAAGTTTCTCCTGCATTTCAGTTCTTTATCAAAGTCAGACCTAAATTTAACACTACCTGGGTTATACATATAAGACCTTAAACTCTTTGCTCCCCAAACCTCTTGTATATACTCATCCCTTGCTCTATCATATACAGCATCGTGATACCCTGAATCTATCTCAACTAGTAAGTTAAATTCAGGTATAAAGTAGTCAGCTAAGAAGTAGTTTCTATTTATCTTATCATCATCTACTTTACAGTATTTACAAATTTCTCCCCAAAGATTAGTATCACCTAATATAAAAGGAAACTCTTTGTAGTACCGTAATCCTTTTTGCCCAGTTTTCAGATAATTTTCAAATAATCGCGACCCGTTACTTTCTCCTTGTTGCAGATTTTGTAATCTGTTATCTTCTAAATCTATTATTTTTCCAGAATAGGACTTAATCTGTTTTGGGAATGAGTAACTGCCTATCTGGAATGAATAATCACTACACCTAGTTACCATCCCCTTTAAAATATTGTTGTTCATACATATAAGGGTTCTAGGGCGAGAAAAAAAAACGACAGAGAGTTAATTACAACGACATTTCTCCTCGGTCTTATTGTCATTGCCTGGTGCTGAAGTAATTTCCTTTCGACTCTCTATCTCTACCAGTACCGTACTACACATGAACTTATTAAGCTCGAAATGCAGCTCCTGCGCACATAGCTCACCTATACCGCTCTGGGGTATCCTAGTGTCAACGTGACTAATTAAGCATATTCTATTATAAGATATGAGACTTATAAAACTAGGCAAAACTAAGTCTATACAGTACCATGTATTTCAATGGATTACTAGTATCTCTTTTATACATAAGGATTCTAGAGGAGCAAAAAAATCCAGGAGCACTACTTACTTTGCTCCTGAACTTTTCTCTTTTGTTCTTCTATCATTCTCTGAAAGTACTCTTTAATGTCCTCCTGAATGAACCCCTTTACAACCTCAAACCCTTGTTGAAGTTGTAATTTTAATAGTTCTAACATACTGCAACCTCCTTATTTTCGATTACAGTCTGCTCTTCCTTTCTGAACATGCTCTTAACATATTCAGCATACAATTCGTGGTTCTCATACAAATTGAGACCTACGTTATATAAGGCCTGACCAATTGCCTGGCCTCCGGCACTAATGGCAAGGATTACACCCTTATCCATCATTTGACTTGCTAATTTTCTCATAGCTTTTATATTTATTTTATTAATATCCTAAAAAATAATTTATCCCAAGATTCTGATTTTCTTGAGATAACTTTTATTACATTAATAAGGGTTTTAGGGCATTTCAGGAGGCAAAAATAAGTGTGTTATACTCAGTTTCACAACCTTTCTAACACACCTCATTAGCCTATTATCCCTAACAAACTAATAATTGGATTCATTTCAGAAATTCCGTATAATTTTAAATAAACAAATTTATTCAGTATTAAGGAATTTAGGGCCTCAAATGCACAAAATCACACTTCTGCAGGGGTTAAACCTTTACTATTGAGGAAGTTTTTATAAATTTCAGGAAGAGTTTTGTGAGTTCCTCAAAGTGATAATATAAATTTTAAATTTTAATAATAAGCTAATGAATGAAGATGATTTTTTGTTAGATGAAGATGAAGATCTTGATTCTTTAAATTATGTCGAAGCGCAAGATGATAGCGACGACGATGATGAAGATGATGGAGATATTGAATCTAAGTCAGAAGAAGATTCTAAGAGTACAAGTGAACGCGAATTATTAGATGCAAACAAAGAAGGAAGACTTACCCCAACTGAAATTAAACTTAGCGCGAACTATAATAATATAGCTCTGTCCTCTAAGAAAAATGATGAGAAGGTAAGCTTAGGTGGTGCAGGTATTATTGATGCTTGTGTTAGTGATGCAGTCAGGAATGTACTAGACGCTGACCCAAAGAACACATCAAGTAAGACAGTAGAAGATTACATGAAAAACCTGTTCAACCTACAAGGTAAAAACCGTATCCCAGCTGGACTCTACACACCAGATAGGCCAATTAGAAATAGTGACCTAGAAGATGAATTTGGTGGACTAGATGATGGCGGATTTAACGAGGAGTATACCAAGTCTGTACGTGAGCATATTGAAAAGTTCGTTGAATACTTGGCTAGTAGGGATCTCTCAAAGGATTCTATTATGTCCAGAAAAAGAAAACAAAGACAATTGCCTGCTTTTATTATCTTCTTGTTCTCTTCCAATATGTATGACTTAATTATGAACTGCCCAACGATGCCACCAGAGTATCAAGTGCAGATCGATAATGCATTTAAGAAGATACAGAAGAATAAGACAGACATTATTGAAGAACTGGCTAGTATATACGATAAGAAAGGAAGACATAAGGTAGCAGAAAGAGTTAGAGATATGGGAGTTGCTTGGTTTAATAGAGAGCCGGCGATGTTAACTTCTATCTCAGACTTTGCAGACCTTGACTTAACGCCAGAAGATGTCGTAGAATACAGAAAGATTAGACCAAAATATAATAACTCATCTAAAACTATTACACAAGAATTGATCTCAGATTATATCGAAGTGGTAGTAGATAAGGATGCAGGAATCTATGAAAAATTAAAGGACCGCACTAGATCTGAGGCTATCTCCGACGTAAAGAGAGTTTATAAGGAGTGGTCAAATGAAACAGCTGAGGATTCCGAGATTAGTCAGAAGATTATTTGGAAAGATCTAAACCTTGTAAAAAATTAAAATAAATGGCAGCTAGTTTGGAATTATTGACTGACGAGGATATCATTGATTATACTCGATCAGACGGAAAAGACAGAGTCATAACAAGTCACAAAGACCTTAATCTTACGCGTATTACATCAATTCAACCAGTAGTGGGAGGTGTATATGACGTTGATATCTTTGGCTCACCTTATGAAGACAGGTGTATTTGCGGTCATATCAGGCAGCAATCATTAGAGCCTTGTCCTAATTGTGGTGCTAGAGTATTTTCAAGAGAGGAAGGACTGCGTAGATTTGCTAGGATTGAACTACCTTTTTATTACTTGAATGAGCTTAGGTTTGATATATTCCTAGACTTGTTTAACCATATCTTTAGCGGGTCAAAAATTAAGCTAGATTTCTTAATGGATGACTTAAAGAGAAATGGTTATAGCGGTAGAAGTGCAAAAAAGCTTGGTATTAAAGTGTTTGATACCTGCCAATTTTCTTATGATAGCAAGAAGAAAGAACTAACTATCTCTGAATTTATAACAGATGAAAGTATGTGTTCTTATGAAGGCTTACTTAAGATAATTGAAGAGCATTTTCCATCATACCTAACAGACTACAAGAAACTGATAAATAGGTACTACTTAGTTCTGCCTGCAATGATGAGACCTTATAGCCTTGTCATGAGAGGTAGTAATAAGAAGATGAACGTCCATAAGCTTAGTCTCTGGTATTCTATTATTATACGTCTCTGTTGCGTAAAGGATACCGACGCTAATCCACAAAATTATGCTGACGTTATTAAGCAGTTTAAAACACCTGGTGAAAGGGTTAGATATACTGCTCTCTTAAGGGCCATGCTAAATTCAGGTAAGAAGTTAGCAACAGACTTATTAAATACATCAAAGAAGAACGAAGCGAGAAATATGTACAGTGTTCGTGTTAAGAACTCTGCACGTAGTCCTATTGTACCTAGCACGACCTTAGCAGTAGATGAGTTGGGAATACCTACACATCTAGCATATGAAATGTGTCGTGAAGGTTTTGTAAAGCATCTTATGGAAAACTTAAACTTCACTAAAAAGGAAGCACTACAAGCAACCAGAGAGGAGTTTGATAATCCAACAACTAAGAAGCTTTTCAAAGAATATGCTGAGAAGCAGTTAGTACTAGTATGACTGGTACGTAATTTTGAGAATTGCTGGAATAAATAGAACAAACTTATTAGACCAGCAGCTAGAATAATCGATTTCAAAACTATAATAACACAAGAAAGGAGAATTCAGGGTGATACTATTAAGAAAATACTACTCTGATTCAGTCTGGAATAGAGCCGAACATATGAGATTACTACACCAACAAGGAAGATATGCTGGGACTAGTAAGATCGGCGTTTGGAACCAGAGCCAAGAGAAACATGATAGAATGGTAAGTATCCGACAAAGAAACTTACTAGACAAAACATCTCGAGGCTATGGATCTGAGTATGCAATGAGAATTAATAATAGAAACTTACTACATAATAAATTTCAGGGAGAGGAAGGCTTTATGTATTTTCTAGAATTTCCTGGAAGTATTAAAGTCGGATTCTCTAAAGATTGGGAAAGAAGAGTGGAAAAACAAATTCCTAAGATGATACTTGGTGGAAGAGTTATTGCTATCATATCAGGACCTACTAATGAACTGGCAGATCTTGAGTTTGATACAATGATTAAATTCCAACACTATACAAAACTCGACCCAACTGGCACTAGATATACTGAATTCCTGGAAAAATCAAAGAAAGGAGAAGTATATAAGTTTCTAAAAGACGCAGTAGGGAAGAGTAGTAACCTAAGATTTGAAATCGAAAATAAATTCTAGTTCAACGACTATGTACAAAATAGAGTAGTGGATTACTCTAAAGATATAGTCTGGTGTCATTAAGAAATTATTGACAAGACCGAGCAAATAGACAACCAACGCTTCATGAATACAGTATTTATGCACTGAAAATGAGATTGGTAGATGATGATGCAATTCATTACCCAATTTCTCTCTGTGGTCCACTTAACGCTTTAACTAATTGAATATCAAGGCGTTATAAAACCTCGTTAATTGCTGGAAACTCTCGTTAGGTTTTAAGTACCAATGTGTAACAATCTTAAAAATAGAGACAATCAGCAGGTAAAGAGTAGGAACTAAATTCTACTTATAACTTCAACGACTATCCCCGATGAATGTAAGGGAGTACACCTAAGTCACAGGTGGAAATGCGAGGCTACATTATTATCAATGTAGAAGATATAGTCTATTCTATGCGGAGACGTATAGCAGTTCATAAGAGAACGGGACAGGTGGTAGTGTACCTGTTTGAATGTAAAGGATTTCGATGGCGATACTATTTCTGTAACCTTAGTACCTGAAGAAGTTGCTGAGGATACATATAATAAAATGAGTCCACGTTACAACTACATCTACAAGAAAAACTTAAAGGGTGTATTTGAATTTAACCATGAGACTCTAAATGGTATGGCTGATGCTACTGAATATACACCAAAGGACCCAGATGACTTAAAGGATCCAAAGTACTATTACACAGATTATTCTAAACTACTGAAAGATGTAGAAGTTGATCATGTAATTGACTATGGCACTCCTATTGTGTTTACTGGTGAATTAGGTGGTGTAGATTATCAGAGCAAAATAACAACATACGGAAGGTTGAGAATTTCTAAGATCATTGGTGCGGATATTGATGAGATTGGAATATTTAAAACACCTTACGATAGAATTAGTGCAGGTAGTGCGGCAAAGCTCATGTCCTATCTCCAAGACCATTATGAGGATTGGATTGAAAAGGCAAGAGACATCCAGAAATTTGCACTAAAGGTTGTCAGCAAGAAGGGTGTTGTTACCTTCGACTTTAAGACTCTCTATGTAGATACTGATACAGATACTTATAGAGATATTAGAAAAATTGCTGACTCAACTGAACTGACCGATAAACAGAAGCTCATGATGTTGACTGAAAGGTATAACAAGTATGAGAAAGAGACAGAAGGTAAGTTTAGTAGTGACTTGAAGAACGAACTTGATAGAGCAGCTCGTGTAAAACTTGCATCTATCATGGCTATCAACATGCCATCACTTATTGTTAGTGGTGTAGATGAAAAAACCGTTATTACCAAAAAATCACTTCTAACTGGTTTTGGTGAGGATGAGTATATTTATCATGCAATTGAGAACCGATCTCTTCAAAGCATTAAACAAAGTGGCGTAGAGTAATAGTCAAAGAGGTGCGTCACTATAAAAACGCTCAACTATTGCTGGAATGAATAATAGTAAAATGTAAGAGAATTATTAATTTTAGTTATTAATTTAATCAGCAACTTATTATGGAAAAAACGATTAAAATTTTAACAGCACTTGGAGTAATTTTTGCAGGTATCGGAGAAACACTGAAGAACTATGCAAGTATTCAGAAAAGTTTAGCCGATAACTCCAAGCCAGAAAGTAATAAGGCCAACGACTATAAGAGCGAGGGTGGTAATAAGTAAGCCATTCATGATATAGTCTGTGTTTGAAAGAAATTTTGAACAATAACCGCTTTATGATCTAGTGGGGAAAATATATCCTCACTAGCTAATATAGACCTCTTGGCGGTTACGTAAATAGACAGCTTTCATTCTTGTTAAATAATTATACATTTACAAGAGAAGGCGAAGATAAGAACAATGAGGGACTTATGATTCCTAGATATCTTGCAACTGGACGAACAGCCCCAAATGGTAAAGTATATCCAGAAGTAGCTAGGACAAATGAAGATGACCTCGTACCAGTAAGATCAATTGTTAAGAAAAAGACAGGTGACATTAATCTAGTTACCCCAGACTTACTTAGCAAGAGATTCTTACAGGCTAGTTTCCCAAATAATTCAGCACTTGGACTATCTGCCGGTACTAGCTTCTCAGAATCAACAACCCAGTCCCTACTTGGCTTGAAGCATGGTGGTCATGAACGTATACAAGACTTAACAGGTAACTTGTATGCTGAGAAAGATTGCACTGTTAGAGAAGAAGGTAAGTGGTTGATCTTGAAAGTTAGAGGCGGAGAGCAGAAATTCCCAAGACCTAGTAACTGGGTAGCAATGCCTAAGGAGAAGTATTCAGCAGGAGAATTAATCGGTACTGCTTATAATTCAACTAGTCCTGTATATAAACTCAATGCAGTTATTAAGTTAATGAATGCAAAGGGTAGCTCAGGTATTAAGTACTATGAGAAGGACAAGGTAATTATTGCAGATTGTTACTCTTATAATGAGGGTAAGATTAAGTACGTAGAGGATAAGGAAGGTAGAATTGAGGTATACATTGGTGATACTAGATATGCCTACTCACCTGAAAGTATGTACTATTACCCTGAGGGTACAGTAATTAAGAAGTATCAGAGATTTTGTTCTGGTGTTGCAAATATGAGACAAGTATCAAGTGACTTAGGTTCTGATATTGATGGTATATTCAATATTTTCAGAAAGCAGTATTACTCATTGACTAGCTCATCTTATCAAAAGAGCGGAGTAGTTAGTCCAGGTGATATGCAGGAAGAGATTATTGAGCTAGTATTTACAGGTCTTACTAATCCAAAGTATGTAGATGGTAACCCTGAGAATAAACTAGAGGAGCTTGAATATCTTGGTACTCAGAATGCAATCCTCAATAGAAAATCATTCTTCACAACGCTTTCTTATGGTTGGTCAAATAAGATCATCGGTAAAGCACTTAGTGGAGAGATTGAACTTGAGAATGATGTCATGACTGATACTATCTTGGGTGTATTAATGAACGATAAACTTGATAAAATCTAAAAATGGGAAGTATTAAATTTGAAGTTGATATTCCTGATTTTGAGAAAGAGATTAGTATTGAACTGATTATACGTAGAGATGGAGAGGTGGTTTGTAAATCCTCTCCTACCTCTAGCTCAAATAAGGGTGTAGAAAAAGAAGTAAAAAAGACGTCCACTAAGCCGACAACAAATAGCTCGGTAGGTGGAAATATGATGAACGCAGATTTTTAAAAAGTTATGAATAATAAGTCAAACGATTATTATTACAAAATCGTATTATCTTATGAAATTCCTATAAATATCTTAGATAGTCAGGATCAAGATAAGGTACAGGCTAGAGAAATCTTATATGAAACTCTGAAAAATTTAGTACCAGAGGATAAGTATGAGAAGTTTTCAGTTAAGCTAGTACTGCATCAACTAAAAGATACCTTCAACTATCTCGTTACTTATGAAGCATTTTTCAGAAGTACGTCAGGGTTACCAATGCAAGAGTATGTAGGAGCTGAAGAGATAAAAGAAAAAGCAAAGAAGGAATTAGAAAACTTCTTTGAGTCTGTTGATTGCGATTATAAACAGCTTAATATTAAAACACTTTTATAATGAGTAACTTTAATCAATTTTTTAGAAGTCAAGGCGCTAAGACCATTGTAGAAAAATTCTTTACTGGTATTGATAGGTATAACGATAAGGCGAAGCTGACTGACCTTAAGTGGAGTATATCAGAGGAGGGTATTGATAAACCTGCCTCTTACTTCATTGAAAACGGCCTCACAGCTACCTTTAAAGTTAACCTAGAATATACAATTAACTACGATGACTCTGACGTTAGATATTCTGAATTTGAAGTTCCTAGAGAGATAGATGGTTGTTTTATTATAGAAGGTGCGTATAGGGTTGCTACTAATACGCTTGGCAATGATTATGAATGTAGAATCAATATGTCAGGTTCAGGTAGGTACTATATAAACTTTGACTATGATAGAGACTATGATATTAACTCTGGGGTCTTGAGAATAAAAAGAACTAATCCAGAACTTGGCTTGCCGGAGAAGGTGAGAGAGTATAAGCTGGAGGAAGTGGATAATATTAGGGGACTTGAAAGAGAAGTACTAAAGCTAACAGAAAGACAGTCAAAGAAGCTGCAGATTAAACTTGACCTCGACTATAAACCAGAATACATTACATCAAAGCTTATTCAGGAATGTATGGCTTTTGGCGATGATCGTATTAAAGATATGGTAGTCGACAAGAAGATTGAATCTGTATCTAGCGGCTTTATGAACTTCCTCTTTAAGAACAACAATAGAGGAAACTTTAACTCAACTTATAGCAGCATTAGACACTACTGGACAAAATTTAGCAAACTACAAGATACAATCAACGTACTTACTTTGATTTGTGCTAAGTATTGGAAAGGTAGTAGTGATTCTGGTAAGGGTGGTAATGATCCTCAAGTTAGTCCAGGTATCAATGCAATGAACTTGGAGAGCTTGACTAATAAGATCCAAATTCCACCATCAGTTGCCTATAATAAGAGTTTCTCTGATCTGATCTGTGTAGGTGCAACCCCTATTAATCAGAACGTAGGTAAACAGAATGCGCTTACAGTTAGTACGCATGTGACAGATACCGATGTACTTTTCGACTGTTATGATTTGAAGTTTAACAAGATAACAATATCATACTTAGACTACTTGAATCATAAGGTTTGTGCATCAGAGTACGTAGACTATGATACCAACACACTAAAACCAGATGCAAATGGTATGGTTGAGGTTAAGCATAGAATGAGGCGAAAGACAGTGCCTGTTAGTGAAGTTGAATTCATTGACTTACACCCAGATTACCGACTATCTGAGGAAGTTAGACAGATGCCTTTTGTTAATTATACTGACTCTGTTCGTGTACATATGGGATCTAGTATGTTAAAGCAAGCTATCCCATTACCACTTGCAGAAAGACCATTAGTTTGTTCAGGTAACTCTGAAGAACTAAAATCTAATGTACTTAATGATAGGTTTAAACATCCGAAGGGTAAGGTAAAGGAAATCAATGAAAAGGAAGTTATCATTGAGCTCCCTAATAAAGAAACGGTTGAGGTACCTAGAAGAACTGCAATCCAATCAGTAAATGACGTTGCTGTATATACTGAGCCTAAAGTAAAAGTAGGACAGACAGTACGTGAGGGTGATGTAATTACTGGTGCAGTGGGTCTAGAAAAGGATACATATAAGCCAGGTATTAACGCATTGGTACTATTCCATGCAATGTTTGGTTATGTAAATGAGGATGCCTTGGTAGTAAGTGAATCATTCTCAAAGAAAATGCACTCATACTCTATTATTGACCTCTCTGTTGACGTCAAGTCTAGTGAAGCTATTAAGTGGATTGCACCTATTGGACATCAAGTGAAAAGTGGTGATGTAATCTTTAAAACTTATAGGGCTGTACAGTTAGATGAAATCAATAAGGCACTTCAGGAAAAACTAGGGGGTATTTTTGGCGATGACGTAGATGTTTCACAATTTACCACTGAGAATCCTACAAAAGTTCCTAACAATATTGATGAGGCTTATGTCAGTGATGTTTTAATACAGGAGAATAAGAAGCCTAGAATTACAAAGGGTATTAAACGTCCAGATCTCACTTATTCACGCACTTCTAATAAATATATCAAGGAGTACGAAAAGAATATGGATAGGTCTGTAATATACGAAAGATATCCAGAGTACGTCGCAGCTGATAGATTAAAACCTGTTATCCTAGATAAGAATGAACGTGTTGTATATACTGTTAGAATTCGACTCATTAAGAGAACGAACTTAATGGTAGGTTCTAAGGTTACTAATAGATATGGCGGTAAGGGTGTGATATCAAAAATTCTACCTGACAATAAAATGCCATTGATGGTTGATCCGAGTGGTAAGAAGAAGGTTTGTGATGTTATTATGAACCCTTATAGTACTGTCCATCGTAAGATCCCTTCAGTTATGTTGGAGAGTGGGCTTGGTAATATTGCTCACAGAATTCATGACATAGTGGAGGAACGTAAGAATTCGCCAAAGGAGAGGGAAACTATCTTACCATTAGTTAAGAAGTATTACCCAGGCAGATTCGATAGTATGACGTTGGATCAATTCATAGACTATCATAATAAGAATAAAATTGAGGAGGTATACTACTTCAATGTTGGTTCTTATAGTACAAAGTTTACACCATCACTAGTAGAACAGTGGAGTGATGAATTAGGTGTTAAGTCTCAATCTGAAATTCTAATGCCAGCAGATACAGTAGCTGACTTGGAGGAATTGAAAGAGAACCTGCCACCTGACGAATATGAAAAGACACTGAAAGATCTTGATGGAAAGTATGTACCTACCGATAAACCTCTTATGTGTGGTTATATCTGTATAGAGGAGCTTTACCATATTCCAACATACTCAAATAAAGTAACATCATCATTGTTTGGTGTTGATATTAATGAGTATAAGGACAGTCCGATTATGGGAAGAGGTAAGTATAGAACAACTGGCCAGAAGATTGGTGAGATGGAGTTAAGTGCTTATCTTGCTCGTGGTGCTAAGGAATTTATTGAAAGTGCTCGTGGGGATACAGCACAGGAAGATAATCAGATATTCCTTAATAACTTGTTGGGACTTGGACTAACTGTGACTGACTCTAAGGGTTATAATCAGGGAGGTTCAAATCTTAAGGGACGTCTAGGTGATATGAAGGTTAAATTTAGACTAAAGAATCAGAAGTAATGGAAGAAATTAAGAACATGAATAGCTGCGTAATGTTAGCGGCGAATCTTAGTACTCCAGTCTTGCTTAATTGCGTTTTTGATTCTGGAGATCTAAAAGATACAGGTATTCAATATGACTCACACGTAACACTACTTTATGCTAGAGATAAAAAGCTAAGTGGATCAGAAGTGTTAAGTGAGGTACAAGGTGTTAGATTGTCACTGGGTATGGAAGCACCAAATCTTACCCAGTACTTAAGCAATCATAAGAGTAATGCAGAATTCGCAGTGCCAGTATTTGATGTATTTGAACTAGATATCTTTGAGAATGACAGTGATTATGTAGTTCTCAAGGTGAAAGAGGAAGGAAACATTTGGTACGATACACTAGTGAATATTAATAAAGAACTCAGTGAAAAGTTTGGTGTAGTTAGTGATTTTTCTAGCTATACACCACACTTAACATTGGCAGAACTAGAAAAAGGAACTGCTAGATCTTATGTCGGTTCAGAAAGCTTAAGACTAATTCTGGAAGATTCGACAATACATTTTGAAGATATTATTCTTTCTTATGGTAGAGAGGGAGTATCTAAGTATGATGTAATAGACCTGACGACGAATTGTAGCGTTGATAGGTTCTTTAGGGTTAGACAGATGAGGAAAGATGCAATACGACTAGATCAAGAAGTATAAAAATAAGTGGGTTAGTAGGAGAAATTCTTACTAGCCTGCTTTCTTTTTCCTCCCCTAAATCCCTTATAGGTATATGAATAAAAAGACATTAAAGAGATATTTAAGAAGAAATGATCGATACACATTTATGGTAGATGAGTATCGATTTCCAAAGTTTTTAATTTCTACTAAGAATAAGAAAATAAACCTAGAGGATAATAGGAACCAGAACTTGCATCAAAGCAGTACGTGGTCTCCTAATTTCAAAAACTTCTTAGATACTAAACATAAAAGCGTTAGATACATTAGAGAATTTCCCATTATAATTAGAGATAGAAAACTGTGGGAATTGTTATGTATTAAGTATCAACTAGGTGAAGATAAACTAAGTAGGAATTATTTCTTAATTGATTATTTCATGCCAGACTTTAACCTCCTAGTAGAGATAGATAGTCAACTGCATGAAATTGATTATGATAAAGCAAGAGATGACTATATAAGACTAAAATATGGGCTAGAGACAATTAGATTCTATGAATATGGTAGATATAGTTATCAAACATTCGAGGATAACTTTCAATTCTTAAAATGTTATTGTAGAAATCACGGATCTATTCCTATCAAGTTTAATTACTTAGGGCTAACAATGAGAAACTATGTGATAATTAATCATAGAATTTTGCCTATCATTAATAAAATTGAACGATATCTACTCTATAATAAAAGAGCAGTATTGGCTTTAGATAATTACATTATTAGTAAAAGTGATTTATACTATTTATCAAATAAATTAGATAAATTCTACGAAGTGTGTAGTTATATAAAGTATCAATATAACGTTGATGTAATTATAGCGCCCTCGAATCCTTATATGTAGAAAGGGATATATGAGATTGTACAATATAATAGGTATAATACGTATATAGGCTGAATTTCGTCTAGTTTTATAAGTCTCAACTCTAATTTATAATGAGTTGCCAAATGGTCCTAGACTACCCTGGTAGCGGTAAAGGAAGCTAATTACGTCAGGAGACCTTTCAGTTAAGTATGAAGATATCTATATTACTTATTCTGCTTAGGTTACGGTATGGTAGAGATAGAGAGTCGAAAGGAAATTGTTTTTAGTGCCAGGCAATTTGCATTCTTAGGTAAGACCTGGAGTACACACCAACAATTAACTCTCTGTCGTTTTTTTTCTTGCCCTCAAATCCTTAATAGTGAGAAAGAGGTGTATGAGATTACAATATATTATATAATATATCACGAGAGTTGGTAATACATACACGGGTTAAGGTTTAGTCTAGTTTTACTTAGCCCTACAAAATGTACTCAACGCTAGACTACCCTAGGTAGCGGTAAAGGTGAGCTAGGTACGGCAGGAGACCTTTCAGTTAAGTATGAGATATCTATATTACTTATACTGTTTAGGTTACGGTACTGGTAGAAATGAGAAGTCGAAAGGATAGTTATGTTATTGCTGGCATATAAAGAATAAGTCCAGAGGAACTTTAGTATAGCTAGCTTCTCGTTGTATTTTTAAAAACAAAAAAAAGAAGAGCTATAATGCTCTTCTTAATATTTTTCTACCATCTCTGTATGAATTCCCTAAGATAACGGGCCTGTCTTACAAGACCTGTCTGTGTCGAATCACTTATCTTTACAAAATTAGGTTTCGTATACTTACCGTTTCCTAAGTAATACGCCGTTCCACTTGCTAGGATAAAGGTAGTCCAACTTTCGATATCCTGGATTGTTAAGAAATCCATAGATACTCTATTGATCATACCATCTTTTATTTTAATGTTTTTACTTTTTCCCGCAAATGTTCCATACTGGCCATACTGCATATTATATACAGCAAGTACAAAACCTCTCGCATTAGCCGGTGTATAAATACCACTCGGCTTCTTGTTAATGTACTTATAATCTACATAAGTACATAGATCCGCACCATCCATTCCAGGGTGATCCTCCGCTACAAATCTGAGATAAGTAGAGATTGTTCCATTGTCGGCCAATTTGACCCACTCTGTTGTAGCACGAAGTAAATTTCTTTCGCTTACTACTCTCACCTGTGCGTTAGTAGTTAATACACTGATTAACATAACTAACATAATCATAATCTTCTTCATAATTTTATAGTTTTTAATTGTTAAATTTCAATAAAACAAAAAGCCTTAAGAAAAATTTTAATTCTTAAGGTTAATTTTTATTACATATATAAGGATTCTAGGACATTTCAGGAGGAAAAATAAAAAGCCAACCTATTCTCCCGAACAAGTTGACCCTCGTAAATACAAATCTGAGTAAAATAACTTAATATCCACTACTAAGGAATTAAGGGCAAAATAAAAAGTAACCCATCCTCACGGACAAGTTACTTCGTCTTATACAAACTCAATACATACAAACGATATATGTGATCCCATCAGGATTCGAACCTGAATCAAAGGTTTAGGAAACCTACGTTCTATCCATTGAACTATGGGACCTTACTATCATCACACTAGTAAGGATTCCACGGGTTCTTAGGCGCACTTTTTCTAAAACATACAATACTGTAAATATCTCTGTCATAAACCCTTATAGGTAAGAGAGAAAAGTATTGTACCATGAAAAGGATTATTACGGCATTAATTCTGTTTATGTGTGTTATAACAGGGAGTGCGCAATTATTCGTCAGTCATAGTATTGATAGGTCAGAGTGTAATACAGTTAAGACAAAGGTTACTAGTGGATATGGAGTTGGATACTTCATAGAAATCATGATGACGCTAGATAAGAAGACCCCTACATATTATCTAGTTATTAATCCAGATAATTCAAAAGACTGGGATTGTCAAGGAAAAGACCCGATTAATTGTATTTGCTTTGAGTATGTAGTAGATGGTAAGCTTGGTAGACTAGGTAAAAAGGAACTAAGTCAATCAAAAGTTTACAGAGATAGATACTTTTCGCGCGACACTAAAATCTGTGTTAAACTCGATTTTGAATTAATATCAAAACTCTACGAGATTGGCCCAGATAGATTTACTAGTCTCACTTTCGGATGTTGTAGGGGAGATAAGTACGGTAGGATTACTAAGATAGTAGGGTTACAATTAAAACCTTACCAATCAAGGTGTCTGTACAGTTCGATTCGAGAGATATACGAAGAGACTAAGAAATTAATGGCGTGCGGTAGAATAAAGTAGTGCTAAGGATAGAGGTAGTCACAGTGTGGCTCCTCTTTTTTTACCTCCCCCTAGAAAAAAATAAAAGTACTTAGCATTTCTACTAAGTACCATCTTGGCTATCTCACTGAAGGATTCGAACCTTCGACCTCTCCAGATCCATCTCTGGGCGCTCTGTCCAACTGAGCTAAGTGGGAATAACCATAAAATTTCCAAGGTGGAGTTCGAGTCCACTTCTCTAATTATAATAGCGCTTCTACTCATAAGCTACTTGAAAATTTTATTATTCTATTATACTAATAAGGAATTTAGGGCATCTCAAAAGGATAAAAAGAAAAGGCAAGAACAAACTTAATTGCTCTTACCTATCCTCACTTTCATTGTAGGTCCACCAGGAATCGAACCTGGACTGACGGCTTAGAAGGCCATTGTTCTATCCATTAAACTATAGACCCAATTATTATTCTACATATATAAGAAATCTAAGGCTTCCTAGATGCACTTTTTTAATCAAGCGGACTCTGTATCAGGTTTCAGGTAGAATCCTTAATAGTAGAATGATAGATATGATAAAAACGAGAGATGGAATTTACCTACCAGTCATTGGTAAGTATGTAGAATTAAGTGTATATAAAGGAAGATTACGTATGACACCATTATATGTTGGATTAGACCCTAGTTTTAGAGTCAGCATTGGAACCTCATCGATATTTATAAGTAAAGACCTAGACCCTGAAATAAGAGAAAGTGTTTACAAGCGCTATAGTAAATTCATAGATAAGAATGGTAGGTTTAAGTCAAAATATGTTAGAAAATTTAGGAGAATGTTGATTAGATTGAACTATAATAATTACTACAGGGTTATGGGTTCTAAAAATCTATACACACTTGGAAAATATCCTAAGGTCAATGCAGTGAAAAAGATCTTACTTGAAAAAAGACAAGACTTGAAGAGGTTTATACTAAAAGTAGGAGAAACTAGGAATGATTAATGTAGCAAGAACAGTACTAGGATGGCTTCCGGTAGTGGGGGTGTTCAAAGGAGTGAGATTTGTAGGCCCTAATATTAAACTAACAGAAATTATAGTAGCAGTTTCTTGTCCCGGTTCTTACTTTATATATAGTATGGAGGATCATAAAGTAGTTAGTCTGAGTAGTTTTCATGAAAATCTAGTTGGACCAATTATAAAAGAGTTTAGATTTATGCTAAGATCTGATGGTACGCTAAAAAGTAGGTACATAAAAAGGATAAGAAGAAACGTGTTGAGGGTTATAAGGAACTATCATTTACGTATTAAAGAATCAAAAGAGTATAAAGACAGGAGAAAGAATCTAAACAATATGAAATGGGTAGAATTTAAAAGACAGGACAATATTATTAAGGACCTGATAGCAAATCCACAAAAAGCAGTAGTTAGCATTGGAAGATAAGGTTTTTGAAAATCTAGCAGGCAAGTATTTAATGGAAAATAACGGACAGGGCAAAAAAATTAGAGGTCTTGTACTTGCATCTCTATTTCATCTTGCTTTTACTGGAGAGGAGATAGAATCTGGACCATTAGAATATTTTATTGAACGAGATGGGAGGACTTACCATACATTCTATTTAGACGATAAAATATTTCTAGACGAAGATCAACTAACTGAAGATGAGGTGAATAAGTTTCTTGAAGAAGTGGAAGAAAAAATGCCCACTATGATACAAATAAAAAATTATATATCAACGTGGGTAGAAAATAACATGACCACACTGAACTTACTCATATTAAAAAGGTATCCCAAGTATCCAAGTTATGAAAAAGCAGTCCGGAAATATAAGAAGTACATAGACTGCCCTAAAAAACTAGTACTTGGTTACTACACGCCAAAAACTAAGTGCGGGGTCATCAACAAAGAATAAATACAATGTTGACTAGGGCTGCACGTATAATTCATGGCGTAATCAATAGAAAAGATCATGATAACAGAGAGGGATAAAGATTTCTTAGGTGAAAAAGTGAGACTGGATGATGAGCTGGGTATAATAGTAGGTCTGGTAGAAATCCCTGACTACTCACCCTATATTTATGGTAAAGATAGGGTATCGATGAACTGTGAGATTGATAAAAGTACTGTGTTCATTGTATCCTTAGAGAGCGGTAAAAATATTATAGTCGCCCCCTGTAGATTAATAACTGCTACCACACATGATAGGGACTGGGTAAGTAAGATAGACAAGAATAAGGTACTGAATGACCTAAGAAAGTGTCAAAAACGTGAGATCAAGAAAATCAAAAGCGTCGGGACAAGGATAAGAGGAAAATTTCTTAAGTATCCGAAGTATGATAGGTTTATAAAAAACTTAGAGAACTTAAAGCTGGAGGAAGTATTATGGGAGAAACTTTAGACTTTACAGGAAAAATACTGATAGACGCGAATCAAGATGTGAACCTAATAATTAATGCATTCAAAGGCGTTTCTTGGTATGGTGAAGATGAATTTATATTTATCACTTGCTATAGGCCGTCAACTAAGTCATACATAATGTTCTTAGATCCAGATAAACATAGAATTGAATTGGCCAGTGACTACCTATCAGATAAAGAACATCAGAGCGTTGCCGAATTCTTGTGTAGAGAAAAGAGTGCCATAATAAAAAGTGCGAGGGATAGAGCAGTGTCTGAAATTGTATATAGGTGGGGAGCCTGTTTTAAGAATACAATGTGCAGAAAAGGCTTAAAATATCCAACACTAGAATGGGCTAGAGATGGATTAAGAGAGTTAGAGACGAACCCAGAAAAATATATAATATGGGAATTAGAATAGTAGATAAGAGAGAGAGTAGTAGGTGTGCTCTCTTTTTATTTTCCTATCAATACCTTATTAGTAAGATGAAAGATATAGTGATAGAAGAATTATTAACAGTAAATGAATCAGAAGAAAACCTAATTGGAAGAGCATATAAACCTTTGATAGGAGATTATACATTTATCCCCATTATTGCAAGAGCAGTACTACCATATTATATTCAAAAAAGCAGTGGCAGGCTAATAGCTAGTATAAATAACATATTTTATTCTGTTATAATTAATGGGAAAAATATTCTTATAGTCGAGGTATATGCTAGTGGAAATATAACTACACCTCACCTTTTATTTGATAAGGATAGAATGCAGTTTGAAGAAGTTACTAGCCTTATTATGAAAAAGAAAGATGAGATAACAAGGAAATTAATAAACACTGTAAAGATAAAATTGGATAAAATGTATGCTAGGACAATGTATTTCTTGACGCCGAGACTAAAATACCCAGAATTCCATAGTATTGAATGTTATATAAAGAATATGATGGATAATCCAGAAGCACTTATAGAGGAGGTAATATGGTGAAAGAAATAAGTATACTAAGATTCAGTGATGATAAACTAGATAACGAATACTATAACAATGGATATCTTTTTCCAATATTTACCTCAATAGTACCTAGTGTTCAAGTAGATTGTAATATTACATACTTTACGGTCTTTGATACTCTGAACAATGAACTGAAGGTCTGGGAAGCAGATAAAGGAGTTTATAAGTGTAGCATTAATATATATTCACTACATGAATTTGATATCAGTGTAATGACGGATAGATTAATACTAGGTCATATAATAGCTGACGCAAGAGAGTATACACTTGATTTCGTTAACCAAAGATTAGATGACTGTAAAGACTATATAGTTAAGCATCCGACGGAGTTTGGTTCTAAATACCCAACTATCGAATACTTACTTAAGAAATTGGATAGAATTAAGAAAGATCCAGTTATTAATATAGATGAATGCTATGTACGAAGAGGTTTTCGGTAAGTTTGCAAGATTTGGTGATAAGTATTGTCCGATCATGGCAGTATATAATCATGTCCAGTTAGATGTAGGTGGTCGTAAATTATTTAAGATTGCTAGAATAATATATTGTAATGAGTACTGGACATTTCATAGTAGAGATCTTGTAAGCGAATTATACAGTATAATAGAGATACCAATAGATACTGCTAGGTCACTCTATAAATCTTACCTGGAGAAAACTAACGGTAAGCTTGTGATTAAAGAAAAACTTATCAATAAATGTCATGATTACTTAATAGATAAGATAGAATCAGATACTTTTATGTTACTTGGAAAGTGTAGGGCTTATAAGGGACGCTTTGGTAAGTATCCAGAGTATGAACGGGCTTTAAAATTAGTCACAGAGGATTACAATAACATGGCCTTTAGATTGATTAACGTTATAAGTAGAAGAGATGAGTTCTAATGTAGACCTGAAAGAATTAATAGGAAAGTTTGAAGTGTCCAGAGGAGATACACCGTGGAGCCCTCTAATGATATATCACTTTGTTGGTTACTATAAAGAGCTAGAATTAGACGAGGATAATGTAGAAGTTTACCCTAATGAAAATAAAGGTATTCTAGTGGCGGTGATTTATAGTTCAATTGGTGAAAATTCTGCTATGTTTATGACAACTGATAGACAACACTTAGATGAGGTACAATACGACTATAACAACCTTACAGATTCAGAACTAGAATTGGTAGGTAAGTTATCAGGTAGTGTGCAGATATCTAGAATAAAAAACATGCTGATAGAGGGGTTGGATAAAGAATTTTTATATATGGATGGGAAAGCTTGTAATAGATATAAGAAAATACCCTCTAGAGAAAAGATAAAAAGGCAACTAGAAGATCTTATGTCTAGAAAAGAAGAGCTGTACTACATAATAGATGGTTTTTATGAGCCCTAGTTTTATAAGAGATAGTAGAGGAATCATAGGTGTAGTATTGGTAAAGTATAAAGGCATAAAACTACCGGCAGTGTTTAATAATAATGCTGAAGTAGTAAGTGAAGTCAGATTAGTAGTAAAAATAGGTAGTCAATTACAAATATACTACGAAAGTACTGCTAACATACTTAAACTTTCGGACCTTACTGAAACAGAGCGACTAAGTGTTAAGAAAAACTATAACTTAGATGAAAACTTTTACCCAGCAAGGTCTGAAATAGATAAAGGTAAGAAGTGCGCATTGGACCAAATAAAGTATTGTATATTTAAATGTATTACAAATCTAATGAGAATTAAGAGAAATGTTAAATGGCCTGAGGAGGAAGGTCGTAAGAAACTTGGTAAATTTGTCAAGGGGATCGAAGTAGGTGAACTAATATTAGATGTCAATGAAGAATCAGCTACTAGAGAATGGAGAAGCACTAGGAAAATTTAGAGACAATAGCAAGACTACCGAGACAGGTGAAGATGGTTATTGGGAGTTTTTTCATCTAGTTGGTTATGCTGTGTTCCCTTCGATGAATTGGGGTCAAGGTAAAATAACTATAGATAAAAATGATGTATGTGCATGTGTAGTAGTTTACAATGACTTAATGCAATCTCAAAAGGTTATATTAAGTTTCTATGAGCTTAAACAACTAAACGACTATGTAGATTTTAGTAGCCTATCTGAACCTGATAAGTTGAAAATTAGTAAAGATAAACTTAGATTTAGCAGGTCGGAAATTGAACGTTTCTTAAGAGATAGGTTAGAATCACATATATATTCGTGCAGGACAGCAAATACTAATATATTTTGTAAGAAGTGGCCTCAAAGAGATAAGTTTCTTAAGACGCTGAAATACTTAGAGAATAATATAGATCAACTTTATATATTAAAAACTGATTTTTATGAGAAACCCTAATTTTGATTATGTAGATATAGAAGGACTAGGTAAGTTTAAAGTAGGAGAAAGTAGAGAAATACTAAATCTGATTGGCTACTTAGTACTACCAGAACTTCTAGATGATCGTAGAGTTGTAGTTGATACTAGATACCCTATAGCATTCTTCGTAATGTATACTAGCGATAAAAGACCTTGTCTAGGGTTCAGGGGTAATAGAGAAGACCTACTGAGTAAATATTATTCTGACTATAACGAACTAGACAGGGAAGATAAGACTATTATTGAATCTAACAGAAACTATGTAAGTAAAAAAGATATAGAGGATTGTCTGCAAAAAACACTCATCGAATCAATTAACGAATGCAGAACAGAGATCAATAAGGCTTATAAAAAATGGCCACAAAGAGAAGAGTATTTGAAGGAATTAAGAGACATAGAAGATAATATGGATCAACTTTATATATTAAGAACTGATTTTTATGGAGACTAAATTCAGTAAAGAAGATATAGACAGACTAGGTAAGTTTAAAGTAGACAATTTTCGTGAGGAAATAATAAACTTGATAGGATACTTAGTACTGCCTGCGATTCGGAATGATCGTGAACTTGTAGTAAATTATGAAGACCTGATAGGAATCTTTGTAATATATAGTAATAGAGAAAAACCTCGTCTAGGATTCAAAGATGACACTGAAGACCTAGTGAGTAGGTATTATTTTAACTATAACATGCTAAGTATGGCAGAGAAGGCTATTATTGAATCTGATAGAAACTATGTCAGTAAAAAAGATATAGATGATTTTCTACTAAAAGCACTTATTAATTCGATTGACAACTCTAAAAGAAGAATCAATCAGATCTGTAAAAAATGGCCACATAAGGAAGAGTGTTTAGAAATGTTGAGGGGTATAGAAGATAATATAGACCAACTTTACATATTAAAAACAGACTTCTATGAGAGATCCTAAGTTTGTAAGAGCAAGAGGACTGGGTGGAGTAGTAGTATGTCCAGTTATTCTAAAGCTCAGAACTATAGTAGAAACAGGTGGAAAGTATATTGAATCACCTGGACTAACAGTATTAATGAGTGGCGGTAAGTTTTCATGCCTAGGTGACTTAGAGCTGCTTAACCTAGAAGACCTAACTAAAGATGAGGTAGAGGGAATTAACAGGTACTATAGGTTAAAAGGTTACTATAGAACAAGCAGGGTGGTAAAAGATGCAACAACTGAAACTATTAAGTACCTAAAGAAGCGGGAATTTTTCATTAACTGCCGAATAAGTAAACACAGTTTTGGTACTAAGTGGCCAGAGGTTGAGAATGGTAGAAAATTATTAGACCTCATGAAGAATAGTCCTGAAAAATTAATTACTGAATATTTTAATGTCAGATGAGTCCAAAATTCATAATGTTTAAAGGAACTGTATACCCGGTTTTGGCTAAGTATAGAAAATTTATGTGGGCCAGTCGTGATATTGTAGAAGTAGCGTCAATAATTGTCCAAGTAGGTAACGATATACAAACTTATAGTCGTGAACTACCACTACTATTAGAGCCGAAAGATGTATTTCAATTAACCCTAAAAACCTAAAGAAAAAATATGAACTAGATGATGAATTCTACCCAACAAAAGAAATGGTAGAACTAGCACTTAGAGATGGGTTAGAAGATATAAAATACTATAAATATGTCATAAGTGCATATCGACAAACAATGTGCAGAACTAATATAAAGTGGAAGAAGTATGAAGAAATAAGAAAATTCATAGATAGTTCTCCTAGAGATTATATTGAACTTGTAAAGAAATGAAAACAGTAGAACCAAGCTTTGCAGTACTACTCTACAACTTATATCCAATATTAACGAGATATAAAACATTTGTCATAGAAAACAATGAGTTAAAAGAAGTAGAAAAAATTATGATACAGTTTAAGGACAGAATCATAGACTGTAGATCGGATCAAGTGACGATACTTAACTTCGACCAAGTAAGAAGAGGTAAATATAAAAATAAACTTGAGTATTTTAAATATGTACTACTACTAGATGATGAGTTCTACCCAGACAGTGATATAGTAAGGATAGGTCTTAATAAATCTATAAGTGATATCAAAACTATCCAAGATAAAATCTCTGTAGATATAGATAATGCCAATATTGGAGGTTTAAAGTGGCCTGCCTATAAAGAGGTTGAGAATTATATAAAAAGTTCACCTAATAATTATATTGAGTTAACTAAGAAATGAAAACAATAGAACCAATATTTATATTATCATGTGGGGATTTGTTTCCAGTACTGACAAAGTATAGTGTAGTTAGATTATACAAAGGGAAACTAAGGGTAATTGAAAAAGTATTAGTACAGTTTGATAGAAGGATTATTGATAGAAAACTAAATGATCTTACTACATATGACCTGAACAAAATCAGAAACTCTAACCTTAATAATGAGATGGATCGTATTAAGTTTGTTCGAGGATTAAGCGACGACTACTACCCTAACTATGATCTAGTGGGACAAGCGGTTAGGGACACCATTGAAAATATAGAAGCCGAACAAAAACTATTATTTGTGGACTGGGGAAGTACAAAAAATCTTCTCAAATGGCCAGACAATGATAAGATAATGGACTTCTTATTTAGCTCACCTGAAAATCTAATTAAGGTAGTAAAGAAAGATATACTAGAATAAACCCTAGTATGTTTTTCTTTTTTTTGTCCCCGCCTACATTCCTTATAATTGAGTGTATTGCAATTAAACAGCACTCAATTCTTAATAGTATGAGAATAACTATAAAAAATATAATTATAAATCATGGCAAAGAAAATTAAAGAAGATGTAATTGAATTCCTAAAACCGAGAGATGCAGTCCGAAGAAGATGGGGTATGTATATTGGCGATAACTCAAACGCTAATGTACTACTTCGTGAGATTATTGATAATTCGGGAGATGAAATATCTGCAGGCTATGGAGATTCAATCTTGGTAAGTGGAGACTTTAATGGTTTCTGTTTCGTTGCTGATAATGGTAGAGGAATACCAATCGCAATGTCACCAGATAAACCAGGGTCAACACAAGCATATCTTAGTATCTCTGAATTACATAGTGGATCTAAATTCAGTAACACAGAGGTCTCAAGGGTAGGTATGAACGGTGTAGGTAGTAGTGCAACAAACTTCCTTAGTGAAGAATATTGGCTCTTATCTAGAATCGGAGAACATAACTACAATAAATCAATACCAGACGTAGAAAAAGCTTGGAATAATGCAGGACCACGAAGTAAGGGAGACTTGTATTATTTCGTTAAGTGCGTCAAAGGTGAAAAGGTACTAGAATCAGCAGGTAGACTTGGTGATATCGAGAAGCTAATGTTCAAAGGTATTAAAGACTATCAGACAGTACCTAGAGATCTTAGTACTATTGTGTTCTTTAAGCCTGACCCTGAAATCTTTGAATCAACTAAAGCAGAAGTACCAATTACAAACTTACAGTACTTCTTGATGATCCAGGAAAAATTCTACAACAGAAAGGTTAGCGTATTTGTGGATGGTAAGAAAATAAATAATACATTCAAACCATTTAAGTATGAACTAGTCAGAAACATTACACCTAAGGATGATAGTTTTAATAAGCAGGTCGGTATTTATGTGACATTTGAAGTAGATCCTAAACTCGGTAATAAAGTAGAGATGGGATCTGTTAATGGCCTAGATGTAAATCAAGGACAACACATAACAATCGCCGAATCATGCTTTAAAACTGCCCTGAAAGATATGTATAAGATAAAACATGAGTACCTCCTAAATGGTCTTCGTGTATGTGTTATCTTATTGGCGGGTGAGGTAATGTTCGATAGTCAGACAAAAACTAGACTGAAGAGTATTACAAAGGTCAAGGTAACTGATTTTGGAGATGTCGTAAAAGATATGGAAAAAATCATGAAGAAAAACTCTGACTACTGGGACCTTCATGTTAGTAAGCTGAATAAACTGGCTGAATCAATGAAAGATATTGGTGCAGCTGAATTGGCCGAGAAGATGATGGATGGCGCTAGTGGAGTTGGATTGTATAGAAGTAAAAATGACCTAGTACCTGGATTCGCTGAGGCAACTGGAAAAGATAGAATAGCATGTGAACTGTTTCTATGCTTTACTGGTGATACTGAAATCTTAACTTGTAATAATGAAAAGATCGCATTCAGGGACTTAGTAGGAAGGATAGAAAATGGTGAAGAACTATATACCTTCTCTTGTGATAAGAATGGTATTATCGAACCTTCTAAAATAATTGCTGCTAAGAAAATAAGTACTTCAGATAAACTGGCTATTATTACACTAGATAATGGAGAGGTAATTAGATGTACCCCTGATCATAAGATGATGTTAAGAGATGGAACTTATTCAGAGGCTTGCAATTTATCACCTGGGGATTCATTGATGCCTATATATATAAAAGAAGAGACTCAAGTAGTAGGAAAAAGCTACTTAGGTAAAAAAGGCACTAAGTTCACCAGAAATATAGTTAAGTCTGGGGAAACACCTGATAAAAAGTATGGTAAGAGAGTAAACGGTGGTTATTATGTATACAGGGTAATGTCTACACATAAGGATGTTACTGTACATGATAGCTTTAAGACGGTGGAGAATGACCCTCTAAAGCAGGTTAGACACCATATTGACCACAATACATTAAATGATAGTCCAAGAAACTTAATGTTATGCTCAAATACATGGCATAGAGGTCATCATGGGGCAATGGGTCTTCATAATGTAGCAGGTCAAAATAAGGAAATCTATAAGAAAGTTTACTTAGATTCAAAGAGGTCTGATGAATATAGAAAGAGATTATCTAATTCAATAAAATCTCACTATAACACTCCTAAAGGTGATAGTACAAAGAAGCACTTGAGATCTCAGGCAATAAAAGAGTGGAGTAATAAAGATCTCAGGAAGTGGAGATCAAATGAAACCAAGAAGTACTGCAAAGAACATCCAGAGTTTGCAAAGAACAATAAAAAACTGGCAGAAAGAGCTACAGAAGAAAGAGAGGTGATTACTAATACTGCTATAATAAAAGATAGGAAATTGCCACTTAATGCCAGAAATTTTGATAAAATATCTTTTGAGAGATCCAGAGCAGATAAAAACATTAGAGTTAGGTATTTTAAAACAATAATAAAAAATAATCCAGACTTGGTTAGTGATTATACGAATAACTTAGATTCTACATGTGAACTAAAATACTTCATTGCAGAAAATATTTTAGAAACTCTTCATGAAAACGGGAAAGATATCACACTAGATAACTTTAATGAAGAGGTTAAAAAATTATTTAATAAGGATAGAGTAGTTAATGGTTGTGGGTATTCTGGATTAAGAAAAAAATATCCAGATCTTTTTCAAAAATTTGAATTTACAAATAATAACCATAAAGTAACCAAAATTGAAGTAATAGACGCAGTAGAAGATGTATATTGTCTAGAAGTAGATAACCCACTTCACAACTTTCCACTTGCGTCTGGTGTGTTTACGAAAAACTGCGAAGGCTTATCCGCTTCGGGATCCTTGGTTACTGCACGTCCTGATACAACAAAGATAGCAGTTCTTCCATTGAGAGGTAAAATTCTTAATGTTACCAATGCGTCAGCTAAGAGAGCAATGGAGAGCCAAACAATTTATAGTATTTTTAAAGTTATTGGATTAGGTCTTGATGTGAATAACGTAACAAAAGACTGTAATACAATAGAAGAAGCATTAGAAGTCATAAAACAAAAAAGCAGGTACGGTAAGATTGTTATTGCGAGCGACGCTGACCCCGATGGTGACTTAATAGCTACGGAGTTATTATATCTCTTTAGCAAGTTCGCCCGTTTTATGATAGAACTTGGACTTGTGTATAGAGCAATATCACCTCTATGGAAAGGCAAGAGCAAAACAACTGGAAAGGTACAATACTATTACCCAGATGATGAGTATGACGTAGAGACAGGATTTCCAGTTGATATGGATGAAAAATGCCATTATTCTCGTTTTAAGGGATTAATAAACTAGTCCCGGTAATTAGAAATAATTACCACACAAATTGCACTGTTGCGGGGAACTCTCGTTAGGTCTTAGGTACCAAAGAGTAACAATCCTAAGAATAGAGACAATCCGCTGTTATAGTAAGATATAACGACAACGACTATTCCTGATGAGTATAAGGAAGTAGGACAGCAACGTCTATAATGGCTGTTCGAAATGTGCAACATCTTAACAGGTAATGCTGAAGATGAAGATATAGTCTGAACACTTCTTGAGAAAGAGTGGAGAGATAATCTCGCTTATGGAGGTTAGACGGCCATAAGTAAACATAATTGTAGGTTCTCTTTCACCTGAGACTGGTGAAGTAGAGGATATATTCTTTAATGAGTCAACTAGAAGACTTATTAAGATTACGCCTGACGGTATTGATTATTCTAGGGCGTTGAATGAAGATATAAACGAGAGAAAGAAATTGCTCACTAATAGAGGAATCTTAACAAATCCATATAACTTTAAAGATTAATTAATATAATGGCTAGAAAAAGTAAGGCAGATAAATTAAAAGAAACAGTATTCGCAGAGATCCTAGAGCAAGCGATAGGTAAGGAGACGGAGGAAGCAATTGTTAATGGTGCAACTTATCTTAACACAGAAAGGGCACTAGCAAATGTAAGTGATGGATGTAAACCTAGTTATCGAAGGTTAATCTATTCAGCACTTCAGTTTCCAAAGGGCGAATTACAACCTAGTTCTAAGCTCTTGAATGGTATGGCTTCTTATCATCCTCATAGCTTAACTGGATGTGAACCACTACTTGCATCAATGGTAAGAAGTGGTGTTATGAGTGGATCTGGTAGTTTTGGTACTAAGTCAATATTGGGAGATGAAAAACCAGCTGCATCTCCTAGGTATACAAAGACAATGCTGAGTAACCTGTATAGTGAAATCTTGAGGCCTAACTTACAATGTCTTAAGATGGTAGAATCGCCACAAGGACCACTAGAACCAGAGAGCTTATCACTTGTATTTCCACTGGCACTTTATATGAAATCGCTGGTGTCTGGTATTGGGTATGGTATTAGCACTATCTATCCGAACTTCTCACCAGTATCAATGTATAGGGCGCTGGTAGAAGATAACCCAAAACTCCTAGAACCAAATGTAAACCTCTTGATTGATAAAGAGAATTCAGAACTACAGAGACTTTGGGAAACAGGTAAAGGTAGGGTTATCTATTCATACAAGCTCACACCCTATACAAATGAAGATGGTAAGGATGGATTTATGTTTGAAGGTGATACATGCATTTTCACACCCTCACTAAAGAAAATTGATAAGTATGTTGAGCTGGGACAGGTATTTGTGGAAGACATGACAACAAAACAAGGACCTAGAATGTTCGTTGGGCTTGTTAGTAATAGAGGCTCACTGAAACTAGAGGGACTTGAAACACTATGTAGGCAATGTTGTTTTGATGCCACTACCTATCAGCTCAATGTAACTGACGGAAAATCTGCTTTTAGAATACCGTTGAGAGATTGGTTGAAATACACACTAGATAATTTCATAGGTCTAGTGGGGGAAGTAAATAGAAGGAACATAGAAAAAACTAAGTTCGATATAAAAGTACAAACAGCTCTCCCAGTCGTATCAAACTATATTATCAACGTAAACCCAAAAGCAAGTGACCGTCAGATAATTAATGAGCTGGGATTAGAAGCAGAAGTAGTTAGCGCAGTAATGTCAAAACCAATTAGCTATCTTAGAAAAAATAAAGATACAACAGAAAGAATTAAGGCGCTAAAAACAAAGCTGAAAGAATTAACCGCATTTGAACCTCTTAAGTATGCGGAAAGTGTAATTCAGAGACTATAAAAAGACTTGGTGCGTGGGATAGTATAAAATCCTGCGCCCCATTTTTTTTT